AACACTTTCTATATTTTTTTCAAAAGATTTTTTTTGTAATCTATCTTTATTTACAATAAAGTACAAAATATTTATTATAAATAGTAATGGTGTTAATATTGTTAAAAGTTTCATCATTCCACTAATATATCTTTTAATTGTATTAGATTATTAAATTCATTTTGTAATAATCTAATTGTTTTTTCAATTTTAATCAATTCAAATACATTATCATTAACTAAAACTTCAATTGGCTCTCCGACTGCAGAGTCATATTCATTAGGTATTCTCATATTCTCTCTAAACTCATAGATAGATCTTAAATACCTTTTATTTGATTCTAAATCTATATGTAAAGAACAACCATCAGGTCTTGTTCCTTCATTAATAATTGATTCTTCCCAGATTTGAAGATAAACTTTATTCATAACAATTGTTTTAAAAGTATTCTATACTAAAAATTAAATAAGTTTTTTATCTTTTTCTTTCTTATAACTTCCTTTGGAAAAATTAATCCCCTTGTTATAGTTGCGGTACGAAATCCTGGATCTACAACTATATCAAATAGGTTGTTCATGTTAAATTGAGTGTAATCCATTTCCGTCATTGGCACTATTTATTGATATAAGTCTAATTTGATGTTCATTATCACCTTTCTTTTTATAAAGGTCATTCCATCCTTTTGCCAATCCTCTTTTGAATATCTCTGTGAAATAAGCAAACGCATTAATCGACTTATCTTCATTGAAGTTATACCAGTTTTGAAACATGTCTAATAAACCACTTTGGTAGCAATCTAACTTGTCATCATTAGACCAGTATCTCATTTTTTTTATTGTTTTTTTCGCTAGTAATTCTAGCATTTTTTCCGCATTTCTCGTTAATCGACCTTGTGCTTTTGACACTATGATCTCAATGTATAATTCTTTATTATTCAGGTACATATATAGCATTTATTTTTTTCAGAGATGAACTCTGTAATGCTATTCATTCATGTTATATATATTCGTTTAAAAAAGTTTAAAAAAAAATACTCAAACTTTCGTTTGAGTATTTTTAATATAAGTTTAAAGATTATCCTTTAATTCTTTCTTTGTATTGTAATTCTTTAACAGCTTGTAATTCAGAACTAAGATTAGTTTGTCTTTTCTCTAAATTTTTAAGTGCAGTTGTTAGAACTTCTGACTCACCAATCATTTTCAATGATCCTTTGATTTTATCAATATTAAATTCAACATCTTCTAATTTAAGAGTGATTTCTCTTTCTTTGTCTTCAAGTTTTCTTTTAACAACGATTTCTTTGTTTAATTTATTTTCAAAGAAATAAGTTAAATCATAGTTTAATTCATTTCTTACTTCATTTACTAATTCTAATGCAGATTCGTATTTAAAGAATGAGTTACCATATCTTTCATCACATCTGTAAACAAATGTATTGTTTTTGTAGTTGAACGCAAATACCTCTAAATAAGGGTTTACTAAGTTATTAACTCTTTTTACAACGTCTAACTCAACAAATTTATCTAAGTTTTTAGAAGTTTCTAATAAAACTGGATAAAAGTTTTTGTTAACGATTGGAATAATTGGAGAATTGAATAAACTTTCTAATGTAGTTTCTTCATTTAATTCATCATCATTGATATATAAACCACCTTTTTTACCAACAGCTAAACCAATTGTCAAATATTCAGAAACTCTAAAGTTAATTCTACTTTCTGTAACTGTTGAATATTTCATAGCAGTTTCTAAAGTTCTTAAACTTTTTAAAGATTCAGTATCTTTAACGTGGTTTTCTAATAATGTTTTCTCAATAGTATTTTCAGTTAATAAGAACCAAGAATCTCTAACTAAAGCAACGTGTCCTTCTTCAACTTGTTCAACAATTGTAAAAATTGATTCAGCATTACCACCGCTTAAAAGATTAGATCTTTTTTCTGGAGATTTTGTTAAATTATGAACAAAAACTTTAATTTCTGGAACCCAGTCATAAATAGCTAATTCATTAAGAATTTTTGACATTCTATCTTGATCTGTTTCAAGGTTAATAGTTTGTAATAATACATTTATAGGTTGTCTGTAAAGTTCTCCTTGGTTTCTAGTATTAAGAACTCCATATAAATTTTTCAATTCATATAATAATTCAAAAGCTGCCACATCATCATTAAGACTCTCTAATAATAACTTCACACTCTTATCATAAGTATAAGGTTTTAATCTTTCATTAAGAGAAGTAATTATAGTTTTCTCTGAATGTTGATTACAAGCATTCATATGTCCTTCTACAATTGTAGATATTTCTTCTTGATCAAGAGAAAGATCCTTTTTGAAGTTAAACAATTCAAGTTTAAGATTCTTCATATTTCTAATTTATTATTTTTTTTATATAAACTATATATTAAGGTAAAAAAGCCATTTTTTTCCTTTTTTTATTTTTATTTATTTTTTTATTTCCTGATCCCCATTAGGGTTATCATACCTTCTAGAACTTTGTTCCCTAGCACGTAAAATGTTATTAAACCAACGTGTTCTCTTAGGTGTAACAAAGAAACCTTCATTAGAGTTAGGTGGTTGACTAAAGAAATCAGAATATCCACCCTGAATAGCATAACCATTAAGATCAGACATACCACCATTTTCTTTTGTATAACCTGGGAAATCAGCTCTATCCTTTCTAAATGCAGGATAATATGTTTGTACTTCAAATGAAACTGTCATTTTTATTGAATTGTCGGAAGTTAAATTCTTTTCTCTAGTCATCTCAATAGTATTTGAATCTGGCATTAAGATAACCGCATCAATATTCATAAAGTTATGTTCAAAATACATAAACTTATACAACCATAATGTATCCATAACAGCCTGACTACATTTAAAACTATCAATTTCACTTGATAGTAATATAACTAAGTCATAACTAACTGTAACCGGCACTGCTCTAATTCTTCCTAAAACTTTTCTGATTTCTACTTCATTTTCTACAACAGTTCTTAACCAAACATTTGGGTTAGCAAACTCATCTGAACGGATTGCAAATGATTTCATTGTTAGATGTCCTCTAGGTATAATATCAGTATTTAATTCCACATATCTACCATTACCTGAAGAATCTCCAGAAACTATATCATCAGTAAACGAATCCAATAAAAATCTCTCATCTCCTGTCATTGAGTAATAAAAAGGTACTTCTACAAATCTATCACCTGAGGTAAATTTATTTACCCATTTTACTTGTCCTTCTAATGTATCTAACACACATACTGTTAAATCTCTAAAGAATACATCTTCAAAATTAAATCTATCTCCAATCATACAAGTATATATTAAAAAATATAAGTCTCTAAATTAATATATAGATATATGAATTACATTAAATTATTTGAAGACTTTACATTCTCCGATTTATTTGATAAAAATAAATGGGTTGAACTTTCTATGGAAGATAGGTCTAAACTTAAAAAAGAAATATGGGAAATTATTGATCTAGCTTATAAACCACTTGGTGGTCACGTTAGAGTATCTTCACCAGAAGCAGTTGTTAATGATCCTGATCTAACTTTCTGGACTGCAGTTGATATAGATAAAGATCCACATGCAGATGTTGTAATATTCTCAAGAGAATCTCACGGACATAAAATATCTGGTTGGGGTCACGATGGTACAAAAGAAGCTAGAAAAGAATTAATGAAACAATTGATTATTCTACTACACAGAGAAGGCTTCTGGATAGAAGTGTCTGGAAGACCCGCAGAAATACTTATAGCGGCAGATTGTAGATATTGTGATAAACAAACAGTAAGTAAAGTTTTTCCACAATCTAAAATAAATTGGATTGGTGACGGTGTTTATACAAGAACTCTTCCAGACCATACTGTAACAGAAGAAGAATACTTAATTGGTCGTCCAAAAGTATAAACTTTTTTAATAATTTTAGATATACTCATGAGAAAATGAGATAAATATGTCAGTAAATAAATTATTATTATGGGAAAAGTGGCGTCCGAAAACTATCGAAGACATCATATTACTTCCAAGAATTAGAAAAGAATTAGAAAGTGGTGTAAACCAACACTATATCTTTCACGGTCACTACGGAACCGGTAAAACTAGTTTAGCTAGAATTTTAATTGGTAGATACTCGAAAGAAACTCCTTACTTAGAATTAAATTGTTCAATGGACACATCCATTGATGTACTTAGAACTGAAATCGATAACTTCTGTAAGTTTACTCCAATGATGGATACTAATTCAGATATTAAGTATGTATTCTTAGATGAGTTTGAAAGAGTTTCTGGGAACTTCCAAGACGCTTTTAAAGCTTTTATAGAAAGATATAATAAAAATGTTCGTTTTATCATTACAACGAACCATATCAATAAAATATCAGATGGTCTAAAGTCAAGAATTAAACAAATTGGTTTTGATTGTCAAAATGTTGAAGAAGAAAGATTTTTAAAACAAGAAATCTATAAAAAGATTATCAATGAAGTTCTTCCTAAAGAAGATGCTGAAATACCTAAAGAGGATTTAATCAACATTATTACTAAAAAGTTTCCAGACTTTCGTTCTACATTAGTAGAAGTACAAAGTTATTTAGATACAGGTGCAATAAGTGATGGAGCAGGGAATGTTTCTACTAAAGTAAAGTTAGAACTTTATAATACTTTATATGAAGATTTAGACTTTGAGAAAACATATCATTTTCTAATGTCAAACTTTGGAGCTGAGAAAATTGATGTGATGATTAAATTATTAGGAAAACCTTTTATTGATTGGTGTATAACAGATAAAAAAGAAAGTGTCAATAAATTATTTGAAACCGCTTATGTAATTGCAGATTACTCATCTAAGTTAGAAGGAGCAACAGATCCTCTTATATTAGGAATTACAATTATAGGAAAATTTAGAGATATATTAAAAAACCCAGTTTAACTGGGTTTTATTTTTTTTATATATAGTTTATGGCGAATTTTAATTTTATAGACCTTTACATTTGTTACCCAGGACATCCAATGTTTAGAAATGCAGAACTTATTGAAGACGATGTAGTAAAAGTTATCGTTCAAAAATATGAAATGATTATTTTTACTAATAAAGGTGAAGTTTTAGGAGAACCAAACTTTGGTGCTGATTTAACTTTATTACTACACGAAACAAGATTATCTGCAGAATCTATCGAAGGTGACATCAGAGCTCAAATTGCTGATTATATACCAGAAATTGATCAAGTAGGATATGAATTATCAGTAGAGTTTTTTGATGATCCTGAAAGACATCAAGAATATATGGTAATTGATTTTACAATTGCAGATTATCAGATTTATGCAACCGTTAGCTAAGTCTATAAGAATTGTGTTGCCAATAGTTTTCACCATACTCAACAAATATTTCCTCACCTGACTCTATATCTCTTGTAGCAACAAGAACAACATCATCTCCTTCCATTGAGATGATACAATTATTTTTAAATCCAGTATCGGAACCTTCTGCATCATTAGCATACTTAGCAAAACAATCAGTTTGTTTACAATCTAATATATCACCATTTGGTAAATTCATAAAGTAATCATCATCACCTGATTCAGTTCTTGATTTTATTTCTTCATCCGAAAGTATTTCTCCTTTAAAAACTGAGATAACTTCATCTTTCTCAATATCAATAGCAGTAAATAAACCTCTACCAGAATTAGGTATCTGTGAAGTTTCTACATATAAATAATCTGATTCATCAGAATCAATTCTATCAAAATCAAAATTTTCAAAAGTTTTTAAGTATCTCATATTAATTTATTATTTTATTGGACAATGATTTGCCGAGTAGATATATTTGAAATCTCTTTTTATTTTAACACCAAATGATTTAGCAGCAGTTTCAACATCTAAGAAACATTCTGAATCAGAACCACCAACCATTACAACTTCTTGTCCTTTTAATTTAGTGAAAAGTTCTTGTAATTTCTTTGGTAAGTGATACCATTTATGATTATTACCAATATAAATTATGAATGTACCTTCTTTAGTATTGAAGGTATCACCTCTTTTTAATTGTTTATTATCTTCTTTTTGTTTTAAATCAGTATAAACTTCTTTAGATAAAATATTTTTATAAAAATCTACATTCACATCATAGTTATATCGTTTCTCTATCAAATCTTTTTGATTAGGAAATCGATATAAATCTTTATGTACTGGAATGTCAGGATTCTCATCATATAGATAATCTTTATCTACATTCTTTCCGTCGACGTGGTTATCCCAAATTTGATAAACAGATTCAAACTTCTTACAATAGTTTTTTAATTCATGTAAATATATCTCCGTAAAAAACTTACGAAAACTTTTCTGAACATCAACTATTATCAATGTTTGCTTGTTCTGAAAACTATCGTATATTTTTAAATGTTTCATTAGTTTCTGCCTCAGCCAATTGTCCTTGTTTTCTTCTAATAACGTTTATCATAACTGTGATACCATTATTTATATTCCCAAAATAGTTTCTCTTATCTGTAAAGCTAGAATATAAGTAAGTAGTATTGTTATAATAACTACCAGGTCTTAATCTATCAAAGAAATTACTTAAACTACCCAAACCAGTTCTCTCTGATCTAAACATTTGTCTTATTGAATTAATCTCTTGTTGTAAGAATTCAACGTCTGCCAATGTTTCAACCGTAATAGAAGATATATAACGACCAATTTCTAAAGATAATCTATCTATATTATTCAATACTTTAAACTCTTTTTCTTTCCATTCTTCAGAAGATTCATCTTCGATTTTCTTTCTAAATGATTTAAGAATTTTATTAGTATGTTCATTTGTTTTAATAGACCAATCTAAAATATCTTTATACTTATCATTAATATATTGAACATCATTTTTGAAATCATAATTGGTTTTCAATGATTCAATTGCAGTAGGTGTAAGTCCTTGTTCTATTAATTTAGCATCTTCTCTTTCAGCATTTTTAATCTTTCTAATTACTTTAAAAATCTGAGTTGCAATATTTCCTAATCCACTACTAATTGTATCACTAGCAGATTGATTTAAGAAATAAGAAGCATTTCTACTTAACAATCTTGCAGCCATTCTGTTAAACTTAGAAATATCATCTAATTCACCTTTTAATTGGAAACCTTGTGCAATTTTATCAAAGTATCTTTTAATATTAACTTTCTTAATATCTTCATCCGACATAAGAGCTAAAGCACCTGATTTCATTTCAGTTCTATCAGAAATAATTTCACTTTTCTTTCTTGCTGGTGCAAAATTCATCAATTTATTAAAATCTAATATAATCGCAAAATTAGCATCTTTTACTGCAGCATTCATTTGAACTGGTCTAATACGGAAGTTATCTAATTCAAATGAAGTATTATATCCATAAGGATCTAAACCACCAACATTTGCATTTGGTTTTAATAGATTAATATTATTAACTCTGGATTGACTCATTTGCCAAAATCTATTTGCTATTTGATTCCAACCATTAGTTTCTCTAGGATAGTTATTATAATAACTCGAAGTATTTTGTAATGCAAAAACCTTTGTTCCTGACCAAGTACTAGCTTTCATAACATAACTAACAACTTGTGCATACGTTTGTCCCCAACCATTATTAACTAAGTCTAACGCAATAATATCACCTGTTTCAAGTTCATTTATACGTGACTTTGGAATTCTTCTAACTACTTCATAATCATTAATATTTTGGGAAAATGCAGTAGTATTAGCCGCAGAAGTTTCTCTGTAAACACCATCCACAGCAGTAGTTGCAATAAATTTACCCTCTGAATCGAACCAGAATTTAATCATTGATAGATTAGATTTTTTAGGTTTAATTCCAGTACCTTTACAAGTACCACAATCAACAACTCTAAATCCTCTACCCCAAGGTCTTCTTACTTTACCGTTATCACATCTTTCACCTGCTATAAACTCACCAACTGCATTACAAGGCTCGTCTTCAACAATAACATTGTTAAATCTTAACGCTCTATTAAATGGTAAATAAGTAAATAAATCATCACCTAATTTAGATTCAGGTATATCAAACTTATTACAGATCTTTTTTAAAGCGTTTAAAAAATTAGTTTTATCCGCCTTTGTTTTTATGTGGTTTAAAGTTGCATTTAACGTTCTAGCATCAAATGCCTCAAATAATTTTATGTGTTTTAAATTTCTCATATTACTGGTCCTACAATTTCTATTTTTACTCCTTTAGATCTTAAAGCTCCTAAGATTGACTTAGATTCTTTTGTTGCTAAATCTCCAGAGATTACTAATTTTTTCAAGTTCTCAGGTACAATTGTTTTTAAATCTTCTACTGAATCTAAAGTATATATTACTTGTAATTCCTCTAGTGATTTAAACTCAGAGAAATCAAATGAACCAACATTATCACAACTAATAATTTGTAGTTTTGTAATACCTGGATTAGAAGCATTTATATCTTGTAGAACATTATTAGATAATCTACATTTATCAAATGCAATATTTGTTGTTTTGATTCTATCAAAATCTTTTAGTGTATGTATCTCAATAAACTTAAATTTAATCCAATCTAGATTAAGATTTATTGTTAATAATGTTTCTGGAATTTCAGTAGTCTCAATAATTAGTTCTTTAATTTTTGCATTTGGATCTACTTTAACATTTTTCCAATCTCCAATTTGATTCAAATATAAAGTTTTAATATTTTTACCAATCATTCTTCCTGTAGTTACTGATAATCTATCCTGATAAGGTGTATCTAAGTTATCATTAAAATCAATATCGGGTGTATATAAATATCTATCTCTACCTCTATCAGCAGTACTTACGTTACCACTATATTTAGTAACAATTTCTTGAATCTTATTTTGCATTCTATCTGGGTAAGCTCTATCAAAATATAATTTTGTAGGTGCCGAATTATCAAAAGATTCAAGATTTCTAATAATCATTCTCGATAAAGGTAAGTGATCAGAAATTTTTTCATCGTCCCAGAAAATAGGAGTTTCAAAGATCAAAAATGCAGGTATACTGTTTGGATCAAATACGTTAGATAAAACTTGCCTACTATAACCGCCACTATATAAATGTTGACAAGATGAATAAAACTTAGAAATCGACATATTTAAAATATCTTGTGGGTTATGTGTAATCTTTAAGAAAATATCTTTATTGAATATTTCAAAGTCTAACTTATAATTTGGATTCTCATTAGTAGAAGCGAAGTTTATAAATTGTGATAAGTTTCTATTATCAGAAAATAGTGTCGAAGAAGACATTTTATCAGTATCAGACCAACCTTCAACATTAACCTCAACACATTTATCAACTAAATCATTATAATCTGAAATAAATGAGTTTATATTAATTAAGTTATTACTAAATATTAGATCACCAGGTTGTTTTTCAATTCTAATCATATTACCTTGTTCATCTCTGAGAGGTCTATTATTAGCATCTTTAGAGATAACAGAAGTTGCCATAGTATCAGGAATGGATAGTTTTCTAAAAACTGAACTAAACATAACAAGTATTTGATCTAATTTAGGTTTTCTAATATCAAAACTTTCAAATATTCTAGAATATGTATCTTTATTCTCTCTAAAAAGTTCAACATTAATTGATTGATTTAAAACGTTTCCAAATTGTTCTGGTAAACTTGAGAATAATTCAAACAAAACAGTCATATCTGTTTGACAGAAAACACCTAATACTTCATTTTTATCTTCCTCAGATAATTTCCAAGTTCCTTGTATAATCTTATCTGTTGGTGTAACTTCTTCATAGTCAAGGTATCTATCACCCCATTTACTTGTTACTGCCATTGCTTGTCTAGGTAAAATAACGTCACGTATTTTTGCTTCTAAAAAAAGATCTCTTGGTTTAATCCATTTCATATAGTATAATATAATTTTAATTGTGATTTATATATTAAAAATAATATGTTAAAAATATAATTTTTTGTATATTTGTATGATTAATAAACAAATTGATAAAAAAACTATATAGTTAAAAAAGATTTTTAATATGGCAAATGAAATAAGAACTTCATTAAATGAGAATATGTTCTCTAATTTATGTAAAAGTGGTGTATTTACACACGGCACTGGTTATACCAGAACTGATGTTTACTTTACTAAAGTAGATATGAGAAATTTAGCAACAGGAGAAATCGTGACTAAACATGAAAATGGACAAACTTTCCAATATGCACTACAAGATATTGGATTTGAATTAGTTAAGGAGATAATCAGAAGATCTCCAATTTATGGTGAAATGTATTACGAACTTTAATAAATTAAAATATGACCACAATTACAATACTACAAACTACAGTATTTATATTATCATTGTGTCTCTTAGGTTCTCTAATAGGAATTGTTAAACTTTACTCTAAATGTGAAGAAATAAGAGCAGAGAAAGATAAAATCTCAAAGGAAAAAGATAAAATCTCAAAGGAAAAGGAAAAAGCTGATGCTTTTAAGAAAGATTTAATTGCAATTGAACCAGGACACAAAGTTATTTATCCAGACTATGGACTTAGTTGGACTGATACAGATAAGGATGGTAACAAAATGAAACCAGAATCTTTTAAAGTAACTTATGAGTTAGAAGTTCTAGAAGTAACTGAATATAGAATAAAAGTTAAAGCAGTTGATTTCACATCGATGGATCAAATTGGAAGAGATGCTTCAAAAAAATCAGGTATTATTCAATTTATGAAAGATAAATGGATAAATAAAAGTGAAGTTCAACTTATAGTTGATGATTCTGTTAAAAGAGATCTTAAATTAAGACAATTAGGTATAGAATAATGAAAATAATTTACTTTGCATCACCTTACTCAGATAGTAACCCAGATGTTGTTAATGAGAGATATAATAAAACTTGTAATAAAGTTGCCGAACTTGTATCACAAGGTCATATAGTTATGTCACCTATCGTATATGGTCACACCTTATTACAATATAAAGAAATGCCTGGTGATTGGCAATTTTGGAAAAATTTCTGTGAATCATTTTTATATAAATCAGATGAAATGTTTATTTATAAAATAGAAGGTTGGGATAAATCAACTGGACTACTAGCAGAAGTTGAACTAGCAAAATCACTAAACATAAAAATTACTTATTTAGAAGAATAAAAAAAGTCGAGAATTATCTCGACTTTTTATTTTAAGTTTATCACTCTAATTTTAGATTTATCCAAATAGAACTCTTTTAGATTTCTATTAATTATTAATTTAGAATCTTTTTCACCAATAACAATTTTATTTTCAAATTGATCTGACAAGTAAACATTATATCCCAAATCTTTCATATAAGTATCATATATTTGATTAGAAGTAATTATCCAGTTATTTGAGGTAAGATTATGTAATTCAGTTTTAAGTCGTTTATTTGACTTTATATTGAATAGTTTAGTTATAACATTTTTAGGATAAAAGTTAATATCTGTTGAATTACAATCTAACATTTGTTCAAATAAAAATTTGTTAATATCCTCTAATGAGGTTACTAACAAATCTTGTAAATGAAAGAATTCATCTTTCGTAGAAACTTTAATTGTTCCATTTTCCTTATAGGTTTCAGAAATAGTAAATTGTGCTGGATTTTCATCCACCCAAATTACTTCATTAAAGTAAGATAATAATAAATATTCTATCGAGTTTGTGTCCATATGTCTTTTTTTATATCTCTATTTACCTTACTACAGAGTGGTTGTAGGTTGGAATAATGACTTAACTTTATTATATCTTCTTCATTTTTAGCAGAAGATAAAGGTATAATATGATCTATATCCCACCCATAATCAAATTCACCATTATATCTACCTTGATTATCCCAATTCATCCAAGGTTCAAATTTGTTTTCCAAATAAGTCCTTAATTCTTCAAAAGAACAACCTATTATTTCTTTTGTTTTTGATTTCTTCTTTATATTTTTATTTATAAAAATATTTTTAATAGAACTTCTACTTAAAATCTGTAGTCTAAATAGTATATCATTTTTATATCTTTTATTCAAATACTCTGTATGTTTTTTCATAAGGTATTCTTTGTTATTGATATAATAAATCTTCTTTACTAGTATTTGTTTTTCTTTATTTTCTAATTTATACCTTTTATTATAATCAGATCTTTTATTGTTATAACAATTTTTACATTCATTTTTTAACCCATCTTTATTTGTAGATTTATAAAAATTATTATAATCAAACTCTAAATTACAAACTTTACATGTCTTCATAAGAAACATTTTTATTTATATATATAAAAATGTTTCTCATCCCTTAGTATATTTTATTAACTAATTCATGTATATCAATTGTTCCCTCTCTATGAGAGAATTCAAATAGTCTATTATCAGGAAACTTTTTATTTCTCCACTTAGAAGCAGTTGGTCTATTTACCGAGAAATATTGTTCTAAACTCATATTATATTTCCTTTTAATAAAGAATTCTATAAAATATATATCTATCATACTAAAATGTGCAGTCGAAGTAATCTAAAATCATACCATTTCTATCATTGATAAAAAGTAATTCAGATCTTTTAACTAATTGATATTCATAATGACGACCAACTTTAAATAAAGTTCTAATAAAAGGAATATCCTCATTATAGTTAACCATACCTTCATCCACCATCAAACAAAGAACTTTCTTATCATCTTCTGAATTATAGTTTACTATTTCTTCTTCATAGTCTTTTTGAAGTCCAGTTTTACCATAACAAATAAATTTTGTTGGTAGTTTTTCACCAGAAGGTGTCCAATTGATAGTAATATCATCACCTGCTTCTAAATCTGAACTTTCTTCTTTTAGATAAAGTCTTATCCAAAAATAAACTTTTTGTTCTTCAACCTTTTGTTGAATTTCTTGTTCTTCTTTCGATAACTCATCAGATAACTCTGTAGTATCTAAAGATTTAACTTGTTCAACTAAGTCTTCAATATATTGTGGTGAGAAGTCTAAACTTGTTACATTACTCATATTTTTAATAACTATTTTTTTATTATATATCTTTTTTTGAATTAGTTTCAACTTTTCTTGGAATATCATGTCTATCCAAGTCTTCATGTTCTAAATCATATCCATAAGATATATTTTTTTTATACTTAACACAAAATAAATTTTTTCTTTCCTCTAATGTCAATTCTCTCATATTGCTATTTCCAATTCTGATTTTATCTTCTGAATACCTTTTATATTTGATATTTTGAAGTCTTCAAGTGCTATACTATAAAAGTCTAGACCTGATTTTAATTCTAATGTTGGTTGTTGTTGTAAAGGTTCTCTTTCTAAAATTTCTTTAACCGCATCCATATGCCTATCATAAATATGTAGGTTCTGAATGAAATGACAAAACTTACCTACTTTATATCCTAAATGTGATGCTATCATCATTTGAAGTGCAACATACTGAATCTTATTTATATATCCAGCCATTATGTAGTCGTTACTTCTTTGATTCAAAGTCATATCTAAAAACATTTCTCCGTTTACTTCTCTAACTGACCACATTGTTTCATATGCACAAGGATATAAACCATTTGTTTGTTTTAAGTCAGATTCTTGTAACATATTCATAATATGTCTTCTTGAAAAAGGATCATTCTTTAAACCATTTAAAAGGTTATTTAACAAATCCCATTTTCTTACGGTTGCACCATATCTTTGACCAATTGTACCATTACCTATGTTCCAATCGTCCCACCACATAATATCTCGATTGTGTGCGGTTGCTAAGTTAGAGTCTTGATCTTGATATATCCAAAGTATTTCATTGATACCTGTTTTAATAGCAGTATTTCTTAATGTAGTAATTGGAAACTCTCCTTTAGATAGGTCATATTCTTCAAATACTTGTGTTATAAATAAACTATTGGCTTCTACACCGTCTTTATATTTAGGTCTAGCGTCTCTATCTTTATTATTTTCTTCTAAAATTCTCTTTAGATTTTCTATGTAATACTTATCTGCTTTAATCATTTATTAAAAATCTTTTTTTCTTATATCAAGAATACAAATACGAGTTTAAAAAATAATATATACATTATGAAATGGATTAAAACTTTTGAAGAACTAACACCGAGAATATATAGAAATGCCGGACAAAGATTTATGAATATACCTCACAAAATAGAGAAAGGTAGAAAATTAAAAGATTATGGATCAGAAAAAGAATGGGGTGTCTATAATATAGAACTTGTTAAAAACTACAGTGATATACACAAAAAGACTAAGTTCACTAAACCTAAGGTAAAGTTTATTTTAAATAAAAAAACTCCTGGATCTCCAGTAATAAATGATACTACTACAAGATATGAAGACATATCAGTAGAAGAAATGCTTGATCTTTGGGAAGATGCACAAAGAGACTTATACTTTACAATAGAATTTTATTTTGAACCATTAGAAGAAACAAAATCAAAAATGGGTTCGTCTTTACCAGGATGGGATGTTCCGTTATTTTCATTTAAGGTAAATTTATCTAACTGGGATGATGGATTGGAAAATTGGAATAATCCAGATGAGTGGGAAGAAGAAGATCCACCAAAACAATACACATTACAAGAACTTTATGATGATACTGCCGATTTAGCAATTAGTTTGTCACTTCCACAAAATAATCCAAGATCTGTGTATATGTCGGGCGGTCAGGGATATCGTGATATGTATTATTATGGTATATTTTCAGATAGAAATAGTGCATTTAGGTTTAAGAAATTACTACCAAGTCTAATAGATGATGATGTCGAAGGAGAAATTTGGAAGATATTTTCACTATTAGGAGATTCTAGAAACTTCCAAAGATGTATTCACGCATTAAAATATGGTATAAAAGTAAATCATTTATATGATGATGTAGAATCACTTAGGGGTACTACAGATTATAGAAATCCAAATAATAAATGGTTTCGTTATAATATCGCAGATATACCAAGAGAAGTAGCTAAGAAAGAGGAAATTAAAGAAGAAGAACCAAAACAATTAGATGAACCTAAAGAAGAACCAAAACAAATGTGGTATCAATCAAGAACATAAAAAAAGAGGACTAAGTCCTCTTTTTTATTTAAACTCTATTATCTCGTGTTCGCTTAAAGGTTTTCTTGGTTCATTAGATAATAATTCATTTTTTTTACAACACTCTAAAATATATTTAGAATGTTCTATATAATCTTTTCTTACTTTAATTGCAAGTGGACTATCATTTAGTGCAGTAGCCTCTGGATATTTAACTAAGGCATATCCTAATGTTAGGTGCATTCCATAGAATGGTTCTCTTGATAAACCCATAACTTCTCTAATACTTTCTGCTTCTGGACAGTGAACCCTTAACCACCAGTGTTCACCATTACTTCTTGGCTCAGTTTCAACATAGAAATCAATTTCTTTACCATCAAATATTTGTGCAAATTGATCAAATGTTTTAGCATCCATTTTATCATTGATAAAAGTAACGTGAGTTCCTCTCAAGGTACTATTTAATTCAAGACTAAATCTCTTCTTTAAGAACCAAGCATAGTATTTATCTAATTCACATTCAGTTCGGATCATAGCAACTCTCTTCCAAGAAGCTTGACTAACGTGCTTCTTAGTTTTGTCCTCTGGACTGAAATCTAATATACCTCTTACTTTAAATACCATGATGCAAAGATAATAAAATTATATATAAAATAAAAATCAAAGTTATGAAAACTAAAACAAAACAAGAAATATCTATTTTAAGAGAAAAGTTTTTAGTAGAATACTGTAAAAAAGTGGGTTGGAATCATAATGAATTATCAACCAATCAAATGTTATTCATTACTCAACAAAAAGGTTACATATCTCCTTTAAACTAATCAGTAAAATATAATATAATTAGAAAAATAATAATTATTAATGAATACACATTCTTTTACCTATATCATAGGGTATAGACACAGTCCAGATAGATTTCATAATCTTAAAAAAGTATTAGACTGGATTAGCGGGTTTGCAAATGTTGATGTTATACTTATAGAACAAGACACACACTCAAAAATATTACATCTTCCTTTAAAAGCAAGACACATTTTCTTAAAATCGGATAAACCATATAATAAATCTTGGGCATTTAATGTTGCAACCAAAGAGGCAAAGTCCGATATTATAGTTTTTGCAGATTCAGACCTAATAATGAATCCTAATGAATTTATAGAAGCAGTTAAACTACTTGAAAAATATGAAATGGTTAATCCATACAGTTCTGTTGTTGATTTACAACCCAATGAAACAAATTATCAATTAGATCAAATGCTACTTATTGACAGACCAGGTCGTGGAGAAACAGATCATCAAAAAGTACCATTATGTGGAGGTATTTGTATCTTCAGAAAATCAGCTATTCTTAAAATAGGTGGTTGGAATGAATCTTTCATGGGTTGGGGTGCAGAAGACGACTTTCAATCTCACAAAGTTAAAAACTTTTTAAGTTGGACAGAATGTAAAAATAAATGTTACCATTTATATCATAGTAGAGAAACACCCAATATGTTATATTACCAAAGAAATCTCCAATTACTTAACCAATTAATAACACTACCAAAAGAAGATTTAGTTAAAACGGTTAATATGAGTGTACAAAAAAATGGAATGAAGAACTTGTATGATACTTTCTAAAACAACAGATGAAATAAAAAAGGAAATAAAATACTTATGTAATTTCTCAGAAAAACAACATAGTGGTTCAGTTGCTACTATATCTTATTTAGATTATGTAGAAGAAAATACACTCGAAGACCAATTAAAGGTAAAAGCACAAAATCGTGAATTAGCCATTGATATTATGACTGGTGAAAAAGAAGATTCCGCATGGGATAAAAGAGTTGATTTACCAAAAATGGATGAAAGTTCAATACCAGTTATAGGAGTAAAGATATTTTCTATGAGATTACAAGCAACGCCTTTTACATCATATGAAGATTTACATACAGATTTAATAAACTATATGGAAAACTTTACAAAAGGACAACCTGTTTTAAAAAATGGAATGTCATCATTTGATTTAACTCTAACTAATGATCCTAGTAAAACAGATAAAGAGAACTATGAATACAATCAAAGAAGAATTGTATCCAAATCACTTATGTGTGGAAATTATATTGCGACGACAAATAGACGTGGTCCAGGAACTACTATATTAGCACATCCAGAAACTATATCAAAATATTTTGATGTAGATAAACAACTTGTTAGAGCACAAACTTATACTTTAATTGAATCTGAATTAGTTTCAAAAGATAAGTTCATTATTTTAAGGACAGATTTGTCAGGAACTAATGAAGATGGACTATTTGTAATAAAATCAATTGATGAAGATAAATACTTTATGAAAGAAACACCGAACTTTAAAAATAAAATAATGTGGTTCTATATAAAATAAGAAAAACCTCTCAATTTTGAGAGGTTTTTTAATTCATAGATTGAACTCTAACTTTATCATATTTTAAAAGAAGTTTATACATTCTCTCCCATTCATCATTAGGATTCTCAACAACTTTTTGAGACCATTGATTATTGTTAAAATACTCTACAATCATACCAACTTTGAAATCATCCTTATTTTTTGGTATCCAATATCTTTTTGACTCAACAAACGAAAATGAAAGTCCTCTATATAAATATGAGATATTTTCAGAATCAGTATTAAACATATTTATTTCCAATAATTTCTCGGCACCTGTTCGATATATTCTTCTTGGAGTTTTCTCACCTTTATATTTGATAATTGCAGACTCTTGATGAAAGTGATTTAATAGGAAAATAACATCTTTTCTTAAAGTATCATTATCTACATCACTATAACCCATAGCAGAATTATCAAAAGCTTCCTTATAGTAAGTCTGTAAAGGAAGAATCTGATAATCTTTAGCATAAAGAACAGATGTCATATCATCTAAACCATCAGATGACAATATAAGATACGATATATTTGGATTTTCTAAATTCACAAATTATATATTAATTTTCAGATTCGGTAATAATAAATATACTTACCAAATCTCTTTTTGGAAGTCTTTTGACTTCTGAGAAGTATTCGATTGCTTCTTCGATTGAGTAACAATTAGTTTTTTTTATCACTTCTTTTGTGCTCTTTGTTCTTAAATAAAATGTCTTCATATCTTATATATTATTTTTAGTTTATGTTAAACTCTCTTTTGAGTTCTATTTCAAAAATTTGATTTACTTCTTCACGATATTTTTTAGGTATAACTATACTATCGTGTATCGTTATCAATTTTATCTCTGGATAAAATTGATTTATTTTTTTTATTATAGTATTAAAAATTAGATTTGATTCCGCTTTTTGTAAATCATACGCCAAAACTCGGTAATCTTCATTCTCTTTTTTATAAGTTTTAATAAATTGATGTATTGTAGGAAATAATTTCTTAAATTGTTTATCTACTTTAGATGAACCAATATTTCTACCAAAAAGAACTTTATAAGTCATTTCTTTAACCTTCTTTTTATCAGTTTCTCCTAATTGATACATAACATATTGATAGTATGTACCAGTAGTTGTTAATTGTCTAAATAGTTCAAACTCTTTTTTATCAACCATATTAATATCTATTAATTTAGTTAAAAACAGGGGTTGACTGTTCTGTATATCAATCTCACAGGTTTCTTCACCATCTATTAATAAACAATTCTTTCTAATAAATGACTTTAAAATTGTATAGTTAGTGTGCATTCTACCATAAGAATCAAAATGATAAAATATATGTTTATCATTAATACAATCAACAGAGTAAATATTTCTATTATATATGTCTATATCTTGGTGTTTTAATGAGTCCAAAAAGAATATAGCTCTATCATACTCAATTTTAACACTAAACAAATCAGAAACTAACTTTTCTTTTATAAAAGGATCAATCAAACTCGACTTAGAAGTATCATCAATATGAATCATATCAATAAACTTGTGTTTATACTTCTTTAAAAGAACTCTATCAAAGTTCTTATATCTTTTTATCTTATCAACAAATATATTCTCATCTAACGCATAAATTCGTGATGTAACACCGTTTTGATAATTTGTTTTTAAAACTAAGACTCCATTACTAACCAAGTAATTAATATAATAATTATAAAGATATCCATATTTATCTTTTAATACTGTTGCATTTAAAGCAAAACGATTTTCCTTTTTAAAATAGTATTTTAAAATTAAAGTATGTACTATATCAATTAGATAATTTGTTTTAAGCTTAACACCATTAAATTCTAATGATTTTATATTAGATATTCCATACAAACATTCTGGTAAAAATTGAAGTGAGAATAATTTTTCGTCTATACGTTTTGTTACGTTTTCAGAGGTATCTAGGTTAATAATTGTGTTTTCAATATACATAGTTTTTATATCAAAATTAACAAGTATGTTTGGTTAAATTTTCAATTTTTTTCTTTCTATTTTCTTTTCTAGTAGCTATTTTAAGTTCATTTACTAAAAGTTTTTCTAGTTCTGATTCAACATCAAGATTATGAAAAGAGTTTAGATCTTTTACTAACTCTACAGACCAATCACACTTAACTTTTCTTGTTTTTGTTTCAACATTAACCGTTTTCATTTTTAAATTTATTTCGTTCATTGTGTTTTATATTTTACAGAAAAACCTACTATTTAGTAGGTTCTTGTTTTGAGGAAATTGGTTCAAAACCACCTTTTCCTTTTTTCTTTTTATCATTTGATACTCCTTTTTCAAACTCAGAGTAAACATCTGGATAAACTTCTCCTTCACCATCAACATCATATTGAATGTCAAAGAAATCACCAAAGTCTAATAATCCAGCTCTTGTTAGTTCAATTTCACTAATACGTTTTAAGTAGGTTCCAATATGATCTTCTATATCATCAATAAACTTATTAAACAACTTAACTGTATTATCAGTGAATATACCAATAGCTTTCTTTCTTTTCTTACTGAATGAACCTAAAATAACTTTAAAGATATATTCTAATTTCTCAGATTCGGATAAATATTCTTTAGTTACTTTATTTTTAATTAATTCAGTATTGATTTTAAACTTATCTTTATCAAAGAAGTCAGGTACAACAAAATCAAAGTCTAATAAATCTTGCTTTACCTCACTAATATAAATATTGTAAAGTTTACAGATTAAATAAATATAAATCTCATCTTTAGTTTGTCCTTTTAATTTCAAGTCCGTCAAATTAACTGATTGACAAAAATTTAAGAAATTAATTAGTATTAAAGTATATATTTCTACAAACTCAGTATCATTATTCTCACTTAATCTTGAATATAGTGGATTTAATAACTGAAATGACATATCAGAATCACTATTTCTTATAATAAGTTTTTCAATGTTTTTTTGAAAGTCATCATCCATTAAGAATGAACCTTCAGAAAGTGGATTTAAAATCTTATAAAAGAAAAATGTAAATGATTTTTCACCGAAAATATATTCCAAATCTTCTTCACTTGTATTTAAGAAGTATTTTATTGCCTCAATCATTTTATCAGTTAATTTACCTTGAAAAATTACAGGTATAATCTCAACATCAAATAATCTTGAATACTCATCTAACTCTTCTAAAACAAACTCATATTTACCCGACTTGTTTATAGCAGTTAAAACTAAATTATTTTTTGGAACTCTAGCATATTGAATGTTTGCAGGTTGCTCGTCTGGGAAATACTCAAAACAAAACCACCATTTTTTATTTAATAAACTTTTTACTCTAGGATCTAAAGAATTAAAGTAATTAATTGCAGGATTATAATAGTTCTGCATTGCCAAATCGATAAGATTGATTGGCTCACTTGAAATAGATTTTGTTTTAATCGTAAATTCCTTACCATTCCAATTAACCCAAATCTTACTTCCCTGAATATCTTCTATAACAGATATTTCTCCACTAAATAAAGAGTTTAATACCTCTTCATCATTAATACCATTTAAGGTAACTAATCTACTCATAACTTGATTTCTGTTTTTTTATCAATTTATTATATATTGTATTATTGTTTCTCTTGTAAAAAAACAATCATCTCTTCTAGGTTTTCTTTGTTAAATCCATTTAATGGACCGCCACCTGATTTTAAATAATCTTGATACAATTGATTGTATTCATCCATTGTATAAAATTTACCATCTAAATCACTATAAAGTACAGAAGTTTCACCAGAACTTATTGTATTATTACCTAATTCTGTAGTTCCAAAACCAGAACCCATTTCTTTTCCTACTAATTCTGTACCACTTACCTCATTTATAAAGTCTTCAAATCTTTTAATCATTATCGTGATTTATTTTTTCATAATACTCACCTTGTTCTTGAAGAGAATACTTATTTGATTTTTGATTGTAAATTAAATTGTATAAAAATCTATCTTCCAATTTATATGTTTCATTACCTCTCATAAATATAGTACAATCATCATCAGCATGTTTATTATCTATATCTACAATCTGTAATCCAATTTTACCATTTCTATCATGTAAATCACAAATTACTGATTTACCACTATCAATTAAAGTTTTAACTCTTTCACAAGTTGTATTCTTAGACAAATACATATGGTCTTTAGGAGTTTCTTCAGTTTTGTGATTATACAATTCCAAAAACCTCTTTTCTCTATCAGAAAGTGACTTCTTTTTAGAAATTTTGTCCAATATACGATTGGCTTCAATTTCCTTTAGAGATTCACCGAGAATATAGTACTTCAAAGTCTTTTTTAGTCCCATTTCCATACGATTTGTTTTATAAGTTATATATTATTTTTTATTATAGTAAAAAATAGATAAAATGTTAAAAGGATTAAGATTTTTAATATATACTTTTATGGACAAACAGTTATTAGATGCTTTAAATAATCTATCACAATCACTTGAAATGATTGCTCAAGCCCTTGATAAAAAGGGTACTAGTAATACTACAACTACAAACGCATTACAAAGTGGTGACTTCTCAAAACAATTAACTGAAATTAATGTTAGTTTAAAGTCTATTAAATCAGATACAACAAAGATTCTTGCTCAACAGAATACCATTCTTTCAATGCAGAAGAAGAAAGAGAATGATAAAAAAACTGGACTATTTGAAGAATCTGACGATCCAAAAAAAGAAGGGCAGATAAAAAAAGGTGTTACCACAATACTTTTAATTGCTGTTGCAGTATTGGCGATTGGTTTGGCATTCAAACTAGTTGGTAAAATAGACTTTTTATCAGTAGTTGGTCTAAGTTTAGCCGTAGTCTTAATGGCAATTGCATTTGAAAAAATAGCAAAACTAAATCTATCCATAAAAGAAGCATTTAACGCATCATTAGTTATTGTAATGATGGCAGTTGCGGTTACAATGGCTTCTTGGATAATGGCATTTATAGAACCAATTGGATTCACACAACTATTAACTGCGGTATTAATTGCAGCAATGTTTGCAGTACTTTCAAACTACTTAGAGAATATATTCATCGCATCAATTATATTTGGAAAACTAAATGTTAGTCCATTCCAGTTAGTAAAATCTTTAGTTGCCATATCACTAGCAATTACTGCGTCTTCCTTTATACTGGCATTTATTAAACCAATGACACTAGGACAATCAATTACTGCTATATTAATCGCCGCTATGTTTGCAGTAATTTCATATAGTTTACATAAAATCGCATTAGGAGTAGTGCTATTTCAAAGTCTTAATATAAGTACATTCGAGTTAGTAAAAGTTTTAGTTGGTATCGCACTAGCAATTACTGCATCGTCCTTTATACTTGCATTTATTAAACCAATGTCATTTGGACAAGCCATAACGGGTATCCTAATAGCCGCTATGTTTGCAGTAATTGCGTTTAATATGGATAAAATAGCAATAGGAGTTATTGCTTTTAAAAGAACCGGTGTTAAAGCAACAGATCTGTTATTAGTTTTAGTTGGTATAGCGGCTGCAATTACTGTATCTTCTTGGGTATTATCATATGTACAACCTATCGGATTTTGGCAGTTTTTAACTGTATTAGGAATAGCTTTAGTTTTTGCGTTAATGTCTTATTTTATGACTGACTTGGCAATTGGTATAACAATAATTGAAAAATATCTAGGAAAAGGTAAGATATATTTAATTCCATTAGTATTAGTTGCATTAGCCACAGCAATAGCATTATCATCTATAATATTACAAGGCACAGCAGATCTACCATTTATGTTAATTCTTAAAATACTTCTACTTGGAGCAACTTTAGCGATTGTAACATTATTAATGACACCCGCAGTTATACTTATGGGCAAAATGCCTATAGCAGACTTAGCATTGGGTATTATAGGAGTTATTATGATTGCTGCCGCAATTGCAATTTCTTCACATATATTAGCATTAGGTAAGTATGATAAATATCCTAGTTGGAAGTGGGCACTTGGGGTTGGATTATCATTGATTGCATTTGGTGGGGCAGCTTTAGTATTAGGTGCCTTAATAATGGAAACAGGTGGTTTAGGGTTAGCAGCACTTGCAATTGGTGCAGTGGCAGTAATGTTAGTGGCAGCTACTATTGTAGCAACATCATACATTCTTGGTTTAGGTAAGTATGACAAATTTCCATCTTATGAATGGTCATTTAGTGTAGGATTAAGTATGACCGCATTTGGGTTGGCAATGGGAGGACTTGGTACATTTATATTAGGAACTCTTGGATTAGGAATGATTGCATTAATTGCAGGTGGTGAAGCTGTTTTACTAATAGCACAAACCATAGTTGATACTTCATTTATTTTAAGAAAAGGTAATTATACAGGTGGACCTACCAAAGCTTGGGCAGAAGGTATAGCACTAGCATTAGGTGCTTTTTCACCAGTATATGCAATGTTAGCAGCAAATAAAATAATGAGTTTACTTGGTGGAGGAGTTGGACCAGAAGATTTTGCCAAAGCAATAAGAACAGTATCAAGAGGTATTGTAGATGCAGCAACATACTTTGCAGGAGTAAAAGTAGCATTCAAAAATGGACCAAGTAAAGAGTGGGCAGAAGGTGTTGGTACTGCAATTAGTGCATTCTCACCAGTATATGCAGCACTTATGGATACAGGTTTCTTTGGAGCAAATGTTTCTGCAGAGGATATGAAGAGTGCTATACTTACTATATCGGATGGTATAATAGCGGCCGCTGAAAAATTTGGTACAAACATAGCCAAGTTTGATTTAACAAAAGTTCCTTCTAAAGAATGGGGTGAAAATGTTGGTGCCTCTTTACAAGCATTTGCACCAGTATTTGAATTTATGAAAGGTAGTGGTTTTTGGAAGTCTAATAAAAGTGCAGTTAATGACATGGTCTATGGAATAGGTGCCATATCACTTGCAATTGTTGGAGTAGCACAATTATTTACACTTGTAGATAAAGCAGTTTGGGATTTTTATCCACCAGAAAAATGGATTGATGGTACAAAATCATCAATATCTGGATATGTGGACATAGTAGAAATAACATCTAATACCAAGTTAAATCAAATTGCTAAAATTAATATAATTGCAACATCAATGGTTGCAGTGGCGGCAATATTTGATCTTGGTAAATCAACTTGGAACTCATACCCACCAAAAAAATGGATTGATGGTACAAAATCATCAATATCTGGATATGTGGACATAGTAGAAATAGTATCCGGTGCAAAATTATTAAAGATTGCAAAAACTAATATAGTTGCATTGTCAATGGTAGGTGTTGCAAAAACATTGGCATCCGGTAGTAAATACTTTTCTAAGACTATCGATCCTAACTATATGAGTAATGTATCTAAAAATGTATTAGATTATGTTAATCTAGCTAATAGTATAACTGGAATGGGTATGTTAAGTGGAGTTAAATCATTAATTGGTATGGATCCAATTTCTCAAGCAGCACGTGGAATGGTTAAAATTGCGGGAGCTTATGATAAATTAGCAACCTCTCTGAAAAAATTTGGTGGTGCTTTAAAAAGTATTGATGGAGACAAAGTTAATCTAATAAGAAGATTAACGGGTAATTTGGCAGTATTAGCAGCTCTGAATCAAAATGCATTTGAAGATATGATGCAAACACTTGAAGATAAGGCAAGTGTGTTTAGTAAATTATTAGATGTTGATAATGAGAAAACTAAGAGACCATCTGTTGGTGATAAAAAACAAGGTGTAGTAGCAGCAAAAGGAGGAACAGCTAAACCTAAATCGAAATATGGTGATACTCATCAACAACTTGATGTAATTATAGGACTTTTATCTAAAATAGATCAATCAACAAGTGGTGTTGACGAATATATTGAATCTAAAGGTAGAAGTACTGCAAGTGCAGATCAAAAAAGTCAATAACAACTTATTATAAAAAAAATAATATAATTATTTATGAATAAATTATCATTTTTTAAAAAATTAAAACTATTTTTAAATTATAAGAAAATAGTTAAACAAAATAAACTAGAACTTGAAAGATCATTAAATATTAGAGTTGATAATGCACAACGATTATACACTGTTTTAAATGTTCCTGAAGAATTAATTGGTGAAGCTTACTCACTGAAAAAATCTGATATTGATAGAATATCAGAAACTTATATCAGAGAATATATATTTGAAGTATCAAAACTATTAAATACAAAAGGTTTAATGGAACTTTTTAGAACTTATGAGATTAAAAAGGTAGATAAATACTCATATTTAATTGTAATTGGTTTCTCATTAATTGAGACACCTAAACTTTATAATAATCTTTATTATAAAGTCATACCAAGTGTACTATTTCTAAGTACTATAACCTATTTTTTATTCAGATAAGTAAAACTTTTTCACATTATTTTTTATAATATAAAAATATAAATATAATATGGATAATTTTTATGAGCTATCGGAGGATACAATAAATGATTTTTTTGATGTTTTTAATAAAAAAACATTTCCTGTACAAATTGACTTTCAATTTATCGGAGTAAAAAAACAAAAACAACTTATTAAAATCGCTAAGATTGCAGATGATTACGCATTTGTTCTTAAAAAAGATTTAAAAGTTACTATCAATGAAGATTTAATGGATGCGTTTGATGAAGAATCAAGAACCATTCTAATTGAACAAGAAATTGATAAAATCAACATGAATTTAGAAAGTGGTAAAATTAAATTAGTAGGAACTGACTTCAATACATTCTCATCAATCGTAGTAAAATACGGAGTTGAAAAAGTTAGTAGAGCTAATCAAGTTGAAGCACTTTTTGTTGAACAAAAAGAAGACCAAGATAACGATTTTATCGTATAAAAATAATTAAATAAATATGTCAGATATACAAACAAATGTAGTTAAACCAAGTGTTATTTTCACGGAGAATGATATTGACTATAGAAATATTGGAGAGGATTTTGAGAATAACTTAGATACTAAGTATCAAGCAGTATTAGACTTCACCAAAAATAATAATGGTAAAGGTAAAAGTGATTTAGAAAAAGATAATCTTTACAAAGATGCACAACAACTTTGGGCAGATTACACGAATGCACTAAAATCAACAAAGTATAACTTTAACTTAAATAGAGCACAATGGAAATATTTAAGTGATTTAATTCAAGGTAAGTTAGAATATGATATTAACACTGTATTCATTGCAATTGAACTAACAGAAGTATTAGGTACAATGAGAGAAGACAGTAAAGTTTTCAATAATGATAATGATTCATTTGCATTTCTAGTTAATGCAACAGAAATAACTTATATCTATCACTTAATTGCAGAACATAAAGTTAAAGGATTAACTAAAGATACTTATACTTTCTCTGAAATTCTTAAAAGAATTGGCGCAGTTAGTAAAGTTTTTAATTACTATGATACAATTGGTAAAAATCTAGCAGCAGACATTCAAGACTGGGTAGCTTGCTTTGATGATAATGTTGCAATGGAACAACCTAAAAGTATACAAACAGAAATTGAGTTTGAAGAAGTTAAGTAATAAAAAACCCTTAGAGAAATCTAAGGGTTTTATTTTTTAAGGTGATTCAATTGCCACAGTATTTAACCCAGGATTAAAAGTCAAATTCTTTTTAGGTTGAACAGTTGGTTGAATAGTATTCAATATAATAGGTTCAAATGGTCCAACCGGCTCAATATCTTTATATGGTAAAGTTAAGTCTTTTAAACCTCTTATTTCATAGTTTTTCTTATCATTATAAACACATCCATAACCATTATCAGAAATAACTTCCACCGTAACAAAAGGATCTATATTTGAGTCCAATGTAAAGTTAAAAGGAAGTAAATTATTACCTGATCTAAACTCAGAAATAGTTTGAACTGGTGACCAATCAATTTCTATCCATTTATTAATTTGATTCCAATTAAAATTATCTGCATAAGGAGTAATAGTTGATGCAGTTGCATTTTTAGTAAATACATAAATATTTCTATTATACTCTACTATACTTGTTAAATCATACACATCACCAGATAACCAAGGAGTAACCGTTTCATACTCTCTTGGAGAATTGACTTTATTTGAAGAAGTCGCAGATTCATATAACTTACCATAGTAAGTCACTCTGTCACCCAAATCATACGTAGCGAATGGTGCCCACTCTTTATATGTTTTATAAGTTCTAATCTTAACAGTAAAATAGTCGGGTAAAACTAAGGTTTTGCCATTAAATGGAGTTGGTGGTACAACTAAACCTGTTTTAGTTTTATCTGCACCAACATCTGGTATAATACTATAAAAATCCAATACACAATTATAAACAGTAGAACCACTATTAACTGGCATAAGATAAGCTTCATTTAACTTAAATGTAATAGGTGTCATATTATCATAAATATTAACTATTCTTATATCGTGTAATCTATGTTGTATTTGAGTACCACCCGTAAAGTATGCACTTCCTGTAATATCAAGTATTTTATGTGTTAACGGAATTATATTTTTCTTTAACCAGTATTTTAATCCCTGTAATTTTATAATAATCTCATCTAACGTATAGTTTAAAATATTATTACCCTCTTTATCAGTAATAAAGTAAGTTAAGTTAAATAAGTTAGTTTCTTCAAAATTATCATTTGGCATTGTATGTTTGATAAAATCATTTTCAGTCCAGCCTTCAACTGTATTGTCAAAAATATCAGGTATTTCAACTTTAAACAACTTAGTAAAGTTAACGGCACTAGGATCTATATTTCTATAATATTCATTTAATTGTAAATCATTATATCCAAAGAAGTTAATTGCATTAATAATTGACTTATAAGAGCCAATATAAGGATAAATTAAATGTTTCATCATCAACATCTCCTTTCTCTTCTTATTAAGATATAACCAATCAATACCACCTTCTTCTATATCATATTGTTTAAATATAAATACATCATCTGGTGCAATTAACTTACCAACATTTCCTAATTCGATCTTAAAACGTATATCTTCTTCTTCTGTTTGACCATAAGTAAAGAATCTACCAATTTCCTTATCAATAACTTCAATAGTGAAATCTAAATATGTAGTTTCACCAGATTTTGGATAATCAACAATTATTGAAGTCTCTGTATCAATTATATCATTAGTAATATTAAAGAAATCTACTATTATTTGACTAGTATAAACGTCTCTAATTTTAAATATACTACCATTATTATTAGAAATATATTGATTTCTTCTATTTTGATTGTCTTTAAGATAAATAACAATATGCTGACCAGATTTTAATCCACTATCTACAAATGATGCGGTAGAATACTGACCTAATGAAATCATACCTCTCTTATCAGGACCATTTACATCTAATGTTTCTAAATAAACTTGATTATAGTTATTAGAATTAATTTTTAAAGAAATATCTTCTTTTTTATATAACTGAAGTAAAGAACGTAAAGCACCCTCATTATCAGCTCTAAACCCAATGAATAATTGTAAAGGTTCAACATCGGTTGAAATATCAAGTTCGTCATCAATATAACTCAATGGATACTCAATTTTATCAAATATTGTTTGTTGATACTCAGGAAGAGAAACCTTAGTAACATCCTTGTTTGATTTTTTATTTAAAACAACCGTAGATAATGGTGTTGGTCCAACATACGAGTATGAACCAGTTGTTGTTTGTGATAATTGTTCTCCGGAAAAATCATACATAAAGAACTGAGGAATATTATCAGAGAACCATTTCCAATAATACTTAACTCTATAGTCCGTATTAAAGTTTTCTCTAGGTCTTCTAAAATAATCTCTAGTTTTTAACCACATATCATCTCTTTCTTTAAACGAAGGATGTAACGTTCCATATAAATTATCTACTATAACTTCTTCCACTACAGCAGGTTCAGTTGTTATTTCATTTTTTAATTCAACTAATATCTCAACTAATTGGTTAAGTGATGGTTGTAATACCCATATAGATTTTCTATCAGGATTATAACATAATTTTGTCGTTGGTGCAATTAAACTATTCATATATACCAATTGGTTAGTAATCGAATCAACAACAATAACCGAATTGGTATTTTGAGATGATATATAAATAGCTCCATCATATTGATTTAAAGCCATATAACCGTGATTAGAAATATTAACATCATTAACTATTGTACCATCTAAACTTAATCTCTTAATCTGATTAGAAGAATCAGATATATTCATATCTCCAGTTAAATTATTAAAGATAATATCATTAAATGACTCTGTTGTAACAGATATACTATTAATAGAACCATTATCTATTTGGTATAAATTACTAGCACCATAAACATATATTGACTCATTAACTGGTTCATATACAATGACATCAATTGCACCAGGAACACTATAAGATGTTAGTAAAGTTCTATTTGTACCATTAATTCTTAAAACATTATTAGTTGTAACAACATACATATCTTGTTCAAACTCACTAAAAGCCATTTTACCAGTATTACCAAATGTTGATACTATATAATCATCTAGAACTCCATTAAATGTCGTAGAATAGAAAATATGTACTTGAGATAAATTACTATAAGTAATATAAACATCACCATTAATAGGATTTATTTGTAAATCAACAGCATCATAACTTAAAGTAAATGACGTAAGTAAAAGATTTGTAGAAGGATCAACTATCCAAACAATATTTTTAGATAAACAATAAACATAGTTGTTTACTGGGTTATATTCCATTTTAATACTATCGACATTACCAACCAACTCAATTTCTATTAAGAAAGTACCAGTATAAGAGTCGTGTACAACCAAATTATCACCATATGATAAAATTGTGTTTGATAATTGAATATATTTAATATCAACTAAATTAGTAGTAGAAGCATAATCACTTATTTGATAAGTATTTGGATAGAAAACAATATTAAACTGAGTATCATCAAATTGATACTGATTAAATTGACCTCCAATCCCGGTGGAACTAATAGCACCACAACCAGTTTGACCAAATCCCAAATTAAATGCAATCGTAACAAATGGAGATTTATCACAGATTGTATTATTGTAATCCCAGAAAGGACCTTCATAACTTAAATTAAGTACTAATGGATCTAAGTATTGAATGTTATATTCGACATTCATTAAAGGCCAGAATGTATTATTAATTGAAAATACCATACCAGTTGCAAATCCTTCTTGTTCAAATGAATATGAAGAGGTTGCAGAAAGTATAACTTCATTAGAAGTAATTAAACCACCAAAATTACCTCTCATTTTATTAGTTATCACATAATCTGATAACCCAGGTAAATTAACTTTACCAGTTTTTATTGTGTAATCAAAAGCAACGTCTGTTTGTTTAACATCAAACTTTAAAACACTATTTATATTTGTAACAATAAAACCATATTCTAATAAATCAGTTGCATATAAGTCAATCCAAGATTGTAATGTTTTTGGAACGTCGGCCTTTATTTGTAAATCGTTGACACCAACTTCAAATAAAATAGATGACGTACCATTTATACCACCAAATTCTAAACTAAATGTCGAACCTATTGAATATCCAATATTACCAACTGATGAAAGTACAATTGATGATACCTTTCCATCAATACCAACAGATATATTTGCAGTATCACCTGTACTAAATATTGTACTATATGTTCCAGCAGTCGCACCAATAACTTCACTATTAAGTGGTAATAAATTAGCATTTATATTTAATACATAAAAGTTTGATGTTTGTATAATATGATCCTTATTATTTATCTTTATATTCAAAGAAGGTCCTAAATCATTAAAAAGTACTCTTGAGTGCTCAATGAAATAATTAGCAGTTGTTCCAACTAAAACATCACTTATATCAACTGGAACATTTGGATATTCCGTTCTTACCACAATTGAGTTGTAAAACAATGAGTTAATAGGTAATCCTAAGTTTGGAACATAAGTATAAGCCAACTCTACATCAAGTCCTAATTTATATAAGGTAAGATAATTTCTTGTTAACCAATTTCTAAGTGTTTTATCAATCGTTCTAGGCATATCTAGACCAATACCACTATAAACATATGAAATTTCTTCTTCGTAAACTTGTTTATTTATAATTAACTTTAAACCATATTCATCTAAATCAGTAAATACAATATTGTATTTAAAGTTCTCTGAGTAATCATAATTGAACTCCGGAGTAAGTGTCTCATTTACTTGTAAAAGTCTCTCAAATGATCTGTATTCTGTTCCTATAGTGTTTAGAGGATCAACTGAGGTATGATAAAAATTAACTCTAGCGTATCTACTAGGATAAACTAAGTCTGCTTTTAAATATCCTTTATCATAATAAAGATCAACATTAAATATACTTAAATCTGTTTTATATTTTTCCGCAGCAGAAGCCAATGTTACCGAAGCAGATTGTGTATAACCATAATCATAATAATACTTTTCTTTTGTTAAATATAACTGAGCAAAAAGTAAAGGTTCAACAGTCGTAGTTTCATTTACTTTAATATAAGTTGGATTAGACCAGTGAGTGGTATCTACATTAGGAGTTAAATATCTAGTAGCATCATCAGTATAACTATGTGTATAACCTAAAATACATTGATATAATTTACCTTGAAAGTATATTTGATCGTCTAACTCATAATGTTTAGTAGTATAAATTGATTCAAAATCATAAATATCCGCAACTGTTAAAAAGTTTTCATTAAGAACTGAACCAACTATTTTAAACTCTTGTCCTGCTCGTAATAACCTTGGATAATGTATATAATCATTTACTAATATTCTATTATCACCAGTTATATTCAAACCACCATCATATAATTTAGGTAAATCTGTACCTAAAACAACTTCAATAATTAAATCAGAATCTACTGGTAGAACTGCTTGACTAAGCGAATATTCAAAATGCATAATATCAGTAATTTCAGGACCCTTAATAGTATAAGTACCATCATTTGATTTACTGTTTATAATATTTAATTTCTTACCTTTATAAACTTTATCATAAAAATTAGGTTCATTCCAAGGTGATAAATTATTAACATAATTTGTATCAATATAGTTATAAATACCAATTGCATCAATACCAGATATTGTTTTTCCAGAATATAAAGAATTATTTATATAATCATTATAATATGTACTTTCAAATGTAGAGTTATCAACCGTTGAAATAATTAAAATAGCATTCTTTTTAGTTCCAACAACAACAAACGTTTGATTTATATTTGTAAACTCTAATAGATTTTGATTAAATACAATTAAAGTTCCAACGGGAAACTTAGACTCAAAATTCTGTCCATAGATCCATTTAGAATAAAAATCAGGATCATTATTAGCAGGTTCTATTTTAGTTATTTGTTGTTGAGATGAATTAGTACATCCATAATAATGTAGTCCATACTCATTAAATAACTGAAATTTATTAGTTCCTAAATCACCAGGTGATTCAAAATCAAATGCTTCAATTCGCTCTAATGTATAAAGAGCAAATGTTTTAAAAGTATCGTTTGAATTTTCATCAAATAGAATATCTCCTTGGAATAGTTGAGTTGTATCATCATATCTAAAGTTTAGAGCATCTCCTTGTTTATTAAAGAAATATAAGTTTTCGTGACTAGACATTTAATTTTATTGAGTTTTGATTATATATTAAATTTTGAGTTCTTGATAATTAATATATACTAAAAAATTATTTACTTAATATGAAGTACTTAAAACTATTTGAATCATTCTCTGGTAGAATATCAGAAAATCTACAATATCACATCGATAATAATAAACCTATTGTTGAAAATGTATTTAGACCTGGATCTAATCAATACTTTAACCTAATTAAAGAAGCAAGACAATTATTTGATGCAAATCAAATCGAATTATCTGAATTAGATACCGAATTATTTGAATCAACTGATATAGGTCGATTTGCCGAATATGAAGGTCAAATAGTTCCTTTAGATTTACCAATGGAAACTATTGAAGAATTAAACGAAGCAGAATACAAAGGTAGAGAAGTAGAGTTGAATAAACCTATGAGAGGTGGTACTAAGAAATACCATGTTTATGTTAGAAATCCTAAAACTGGAAATGTTAAAAAGATTGCCTTTGGAGATGTTCATGGTGGTCTAACTGCTAAGGTAAGTGATCCTAAAGCAAGAAAATCATTTGCAGCAAGACATAAGTGTGATACTAAGAAAGATAAAACTACTGCAGGTTATTGGGCATGCAGAATAAATAAATACGGACATCTGTGGGGTGGACGTACGTACCCCGGCTTCTGGTAAAAAATTTATAATAATATGAGATACTTAAAGACATACGAGAATTTTTCAGAAGTAAATATATTAGAGGGTATTGATAGTAATGATATATCTAACTTTACTATGATATTCAATTCATTATATGAAAGTCATTTAACTATAAATGAGAAAATACTAATAGACTCTAACTATGGTATGATAAATGAATCCTGGTTTTCTGATTTAGTAGATAAAGGTAAGAGAGGAGTTTTAGCAGTAAAATCTAAAGCAGGTGAACTATTAGTTGATTTAGCAAAAAAAGCAAAAGATGTATTAGATTTTGCAAAATCACTAGCAGGACAAATTGGTAATTATGTTAAGACACAATTTTTATCAATGGAACAGAAAATAAAAGAACATGCGTTAAAAGATAGTGGATTTATAGAACCACTAATCGAATTTATAGAAAATAAAAAACTAATTAAACTAAAATCTTATATAACGAGTATATCAGAACTACTAAAATATATAGCATCAGGTCAAATTATAACAGATTTAGTGACTAGATTATCAGAAACATTTTCAGGTGTATTAAACTTAGGAACTAATGAAGGACTTATTTATTTAGATGATAATTTTTTATTAGAGGATAATGGTGAAGAAGAAAAAAAATCATTTTTACAAAGATTAGGTGAGAAAATAATGACTTATCCACCATTTAATTGGATTCCAAAAATCGAGGATTTAATGAAACAAGGAATAAGTAAACTATCACAACTAATGGATAAATTTTTTTGTTGGTTGACAACAGGTAAATCAGAATCTATGAGTAGATTTGGAAAATCTTTCGTATTTCTATTTCAAATATTAGAGTTATATATTTTTTATAAAGTTTTAGGTAGTATAAATAAATTTAAAGATTTTGTCTCAAAGGCAAGTGGTTTTGATGAACTAACTAACTCAATACAAGATAAATCGATGGATGAAGTTTGGAAAATGGTAGGATTTAATGGAGAAGATATTACAAAAGGTATAAAAGCCGCAGTTATGAAAATACCATACGTTGGTTCAATACTAAATGTATTAGACACATTGGTAATATCTGTGGGTATCTATATGATAGTAAAACCAAAGCTTGATGCAATAAAAATAACATAATAGAATGAAATACTTAAAAGAATACAAAATATTTGAATCTATAGAAGAAAAGTTATATCATGGTAATAGAAAAGGAGATTTTCCACCAAAGAGAAAAAGATTTGCAGGTGCTATATTTTTAACAAGTAATTTAGACTTTGCAAAAAACTTTGCAGGATTCGATGAAAGAGAACAATTTCCAGAAGGAGCCGTTTGGGAAATAAAAATAAAGTCAAATCTAAAAATATGTGATCCGATGCAAGTAAAGACTATGAAAGAGTTAGAACTTAAATCAATATTACAAAAAATGATAGATGATAAATATGAAGATCCTACAAATGGTAAAAAATTTATAGCAAATAGAGGTAAAGGATTCAAAGGATTTGATTATGATACCGAAAAGGAATTTGATTTAGAAGATTTTTCACAAACTGTTTATAACTATCTTTGGCTAATAAAGAATGGTTCTTGGCAAATAATAGAATGTGATCCAATTATCAATCAAATAAAGTCAAAAGGATATGATGGATTTATGGTTGCAGAAAGAGGTTCTAAAAATGTGGCAATATTTGATGAATCCTCAATTGAAAAAATTAATAAGATTTTATAATGTTACCGTTTAAAGAAGAAATAATATCAGATAATATATTTATCAGAGAGTTTAAACAAAATACTGACTCTGGAGATTATCAATGGCACAGAGATAGAGAAGATAGGATAATTGAATCTATTGGTGAAACAGATTGGCAAGTACAATTAGATGATGAATTACCAAAAGTTATTCAAGGTGAAGTTTTTATACCAATGGGAGTTTATCACAGAGTTATAAAAGGAACTGGAGATTTGAAAATAAAATTACAAAAATTATGAGGTATTTAAAAGTATATGAATCATTCATACTAGATGAAAATGAGATGAAATTTGAAATCGATTGGGTTACACCAGATGATAAAACAATTTTATCAGAACTACATGAGTTGATAAATAATATGGAGTTGTTTTTTAAACCAGATAACTTTGATAGGGTTTATGCTAAAATACCTAGTGTTTTTCATTATGTAGTAAAAAATTATCTTAAAAAAGAAACAACCGATAAGGAAGAAATTAAAAAACTATTGTTAAATAAAAATCCTGAAAGTTTAGGATTTGGAAACATTGAATTTAAAAAGGATATAGTTGGTGTTCCAGATAAAGATGGTATTGTAGAGGGCGGTGATCCAACTTGTATAAAAGAAGTATCAAATTTTATAAAATCATGTAGTGTAGTTACTTGGAAAGATGTTGATTCAACCGGAAATATGGGAGATTTAACAAAAATATTCGGTAGTACATCTGGAAAGGGAGGATGGAAAGGTTCTTTTCAAGTTAAAAATAAAGGTATAAAAGGTATTGAAGAACTAAAAAGTGCATTACCTACTTGTCCAATTAAAGCAGATGTTGAACGATACTTAATAACTTATGATGATTTGATTAAAAATAATGGTAAAATATCTTTACCCACGCCCTTTGTTATAAACTTAAAGGACAATCAAGGTAATGATAATAGATTGATTGGAGGACACAAAAGGTCTACTATAGCTCTTCAACTTGGTATACCAGTACAAGTATTATTTATAAAATTTTAAAAATAAAAACCCTATTATTTAATAGGGTTTTTGTAATTTAGTTCGTGACTAAATCTTTTACTTATAAAATCATTTAGTTCTATACATTTCTCAAACTGCTCTTGTTGTTCAAGTTCTATTACAATTCCTTGTAAATAATCCTTTGTATAAACTTTTAAATTACGATTGTATAGTATTCCATTTGTAATTCTTTCAAATACGTTTTCTGCTCTCATTTTTAATCTTTTTTAGAACTATAGTTCTCGTTATAAATTCTAATAACCTCATCATATTCAGTTACCACTCCTTCTCTAAAAGTATCATTATCATACTTTTGTTTATTTATATACTCTTTTATATAATCGGCATAATCAAGTTGTATAGAAATGTCTAATTTTTCTTCATCAAATTCTTCATCAGGTGTTGAGTCAACTGATTCGTCAACCTTAGTAACTATATCATCAATATAATCAACTGAAGAGAATCCACTATTTTCCAATAGAACTTCTAATTTTCTTCTTAATTTTCTATTACTAATAAGTAAGTTATTTGAAATAGACAAATCAATATAATCTTTTGAATTTCTTAAAGCATCTAATCCATCAACATCAGTTTCTGAAATAACATTATATTTTCTGAATACGGGTGAATATGTATTTGGAATAAAGCTAACTTCATCATCAGATAGATCTAACATTGTTATTCCCTTTTGATCACCATAATCATTTCTATCCATTTGATATAAAGATCCTATAAACGTGAAATTACTATTCTCTTGACGAATATGTATGTGACCAGAAAAAGCTCTCTTATATGACTTAAAATCTTCTACATCAATCTTATCAGCGTTTCTATGAGCAACTGAATTAAGGTGCATTTTACATCCATTCAAATCAGAGTGACACATTAGATAATCTCCTTGATTAGATCTAATCTCATTTACCATATCTAAACGTTTCTCAACCCAAGGCATTAAAACGATTCTTTGACCACCTAAATCTAATGTTGTCGTTTCTTCATATACTGTAATGTTATCGATATAACCATATAATCTAACAGAGTTTACTTCATTAGATCCTTTATTCCAAAGATCATGATTTCCAACCATTATATGAACAGGAAGAATTTCGGCTAGTTCTCTAAGTATCTTCTCTACCTTATTTAAAACAATAATAGGTAAACTAGTTCTATTATCAAATAAATCACCAAGGTGTATTAGAACATCACCTTCTTTTACATTTTCTTTTAAGTAAGGAATAACAAACTCATAAAATGTTGACTCCATCATATTCAACCACTTATCTAAATTATTAAGATAAATACCGAAATGAGTGTCAGTTATCATAAAAACTCTCATTAATAAAAATTCTTTTTTATTTATATGATATTTATCTACAAAGTTAGAAAAAAATCACTTTTTTATTATAATATATACATCATAGAGAATACCAAAAGATTAATATATAATTTTAATAATTTGTTAATCAAGTTAAACAAAAAATAATTAAAAAAGACATGCCATTACCTCACTTTACCCAATTACAAGGAGTAGGTTCACCTGGGGGGCCAGGTACACTACCAGATGAAGTAGTATATTTAAACCTATTTGAGATAACATTTATATTACCTGTTATCTTACAAGCACAAGGTAGAGACCCGATCTTGTTGTTACAAAATGCAACTAAAGTTTCTTTAAACTTAACTGAGTTTGAAGGTGTTGCCACTAAACAACAAAGGTTCAAATACTCTACAAGAGAGTTCGTTACAACTCCTACCAAAACTTCTGGGACTATACAAATACCTGTACAGGTAAATGTTAATCAACAAGGATCTATGGAGAATTGGAATACAATGAAAGCTTGGTATGACTTAGTATTTAACTCTCAAAATGGAGCTCTTAGTTATAAGAGTGATATTATTGGTACTATTATTGTTAATCAACACGATAAAAAAGGTGTTGTATTAAGAAGAGTAACATTCCAAAACTGTCAAATAACTAAATTACAAGGTTATGACTTAGACTGGTCACAAAATAACATCATTGAAACTGTATTAGCAGATTTCACATATGATTACTTCATTGATGAGTATATTGATAACAACTTTACAATCAGCCCACCGTTGGTTTCAGGTTATTAATAAGAACTTTATAAAAATAAAAAACTCATCTTTCGATGAGTTTTTTTTATTTTAGAATTTTGGCATTTGCATATTGTTTGTCATACTCTGAGCATTTCTCATCATAGAACTCGTATCTGGCATTGAACCTCTTTGAGATTCTTCTTCCTTCTTCTTATTACTATCTTCTTCTTCAAGAATTTCATTAACTAATTTAATGTTTTCTTCAAGCATCCAAAAAGGCCACAAATCCATTGCGGATTCTTGTGTATGGAAGTGTTTTTGAAGCAATAATTTATTCTTTAATATATGCTTCAAAGGCATCATGAATAACGAAAATACCTGACGTTCCGTTGGGAAACTGCATTTCTGTGGTAACCTCCTCACCACAACTACAAATCTTACCTAATTTTTCGATTCCAAAAGTCATTTTACCGATTGCAGCATTTAAGAACTGGAATGAAATATCATCCATTTGTTCAAACTCTGTTAACTTTGCTTTAATACCATCCATAGTAATAGATGTTCTTCCATTTAACATAAATGGAATGATTTTTAAGAAAGATAAATTAGGAGCTTTTTTCTCATTATTTTCTTTGATAATATAATCAGTAAATGCTTTTTGTAATCCTATATTTGGTGGAGTAACTTCAAACTGACCTCCATTAATTGTTTTAAATGAGAACGAATTTGATGCAGGTGAATAGAATCTATCCAATTTCTCATCTATTTTATGAAATCTAAAGTTTTCTCTTTTTAATTCAATTGCAACATCCTGTCCACAAGTACATTTTGCATTTGCAGATAATGAATTACCTTGTTGGAATGTTAATTCTCTAATTAAAAAGATTAAGTAAATTCTATCTTGATCTTTTACTTCTAAGAAAGAACCAACTCTACCATCAGTATATTTAATTCTTACACAAGCTTGTAACATATCATTCATCTTCTCAACAACATCATAGAAGTTATTATCATCTACCATAGAGTAAGCTTGAATTTCTCTAACTTGTGCAGCTCTAACCATAAACATAGTTCCAACAGGATAGAATTTACCACAAGGAAAGTCTCTAACATCAAATGTTAAGTATTGTAAGTCACTTGTTCGTGTACTTTCAATAACAGGTTCCGCAACATTATCAGAAAATGTGTTTGTATTTTTTTTACCAGCTTCTATATCACCTAAGTGTCTCATTAAGTAATCTTCTTCGCTCATATCTTTATTTGTATCTGACATAATTAATTATTATTTTTTATTTATATATTGACATAATCAATGTCTCTATTATATTAAATAATAACAAATTGGTTTAAAATAAAAAACCCTTAGATTTCTCTAAGGGTTTTTAATATTTATTAAGTGATTATGCGTTGATGAAACCACCAGCTGCAATAGCACCAGTTCTTAAAATTGTAACATTGTTTACAATGATACCCATACCTTTGATTGGTTCTACATAAGTATCAAGAACTCCAATTTGACTATCGATAATATCAACTGTATTATTCTCGTCATCCATTTTGTTGAAGTAGTTATATAAACCATTTTTGTTTACATAAGTTTCACAAATAACATCAGCTCTTAATTTAATTTCAGCTCTAACATCAGGAGTATTAAACTTCCATTGGTAATCAAGCAACATTGCAGCAAGTTCTCTTTCTAACTCAACTAATACTTCTCTCACGTGGATTAAAGATAATGCTGATTTGTAGATTGTTAATGCAGTATTCTCAGTCTCAATTACATATCCTCTGTTTCTTTTCAATACAATTGGGTTCATTTGTGCTTGGTTTAAGAACTCAATATCTGTTGGGTTGAAATCGTGTTCAACACCAGCAATATTAGTAACTCTACCATTTGTAACACCAGCAGCAATTGTCCAAGGTGTAATATTACTTACAATAGAAGTATGTTTTCTCATATAAGTTGTCGCAACATATGCAGCAGGTGGAAAATCTAATGGTCTACCATTATCATTTACTGTTACATAAGGAGTGAAATAACCAACTGTTGATACTCCATTTCCATCACCGAATGAGTAAAGGAATGCAGGATTACTTTCTGGGTCTCCACCTTTAGCAATAAAATCTACTTGTAATACTCCTTCTGTGTTTACGAAACTTGGAGATGAAGAGTTTTTGAATGATTTTAATGATGGCATATTAATGAAACCAAATACATTCAATCTCTCACCACAAATATCTACTAATTGTTGTTTTGATCTTTCAGTTAAACCTAAACCAAATGAGTCAACTAAATATCTAAAGTCAAATGCTTCTTTATTAATTAACGCTTTGAACAATGGTGTTCCTTTTGCAATCAAGTTTAAGATTTGATTTTGTTTAGTTTCAGTACCATCAGGTAAAGAAGCTTGTCTAACTCTAAATCCTTTTAAAGAAATACCTTTATATGTCGTTGTATATTGGTCAACTGTTGAGTATCTTGTTGTTTGATAATCTAATAAACCAGTTAGAGGATTAGTATATGATGTTTTTAAGATTTTAGCATCACAAGTAATCTCAGTTAAACTAGTATCACCAGCATATTGTCTTTTACTCAAGATTCTTGTTAAGTTTCTTAGGTTTGTTTGTCCTAATGCAGGAGTGAAATCACTATTATCTGCTAATAAGAAATCACCAACTTTTACTTCACTATATCTTGATGCATTAACTAATATTTTGTTTTGTACTTGAGTATATCCAGTAGGTAATTCAATCTCAAGTGTTTGTTTTAAGTTACTTAATTCAGATTGAACATTAAATGTATAGTTAGCAACTGGTTCAATTGAATTAATTGATATTAAATCATCACTAGTAAATGAAACTTCTAATAAACCATCTAAATCTACAAACATTTGTAAATAAGACTTCATTGCAGCACTTTCTAATGTATTATACATCATAGTAACTCCTGTTAATTCTTCGTAAGTAACATTCTCTGCTACCTCATATGCGAAGAAATTACTACCGGTAAACCCTAAAGCAGTTGCTAAAGCAACAGCACCCTGTGAAGAATTAACACTATTTTGTTGTATTGTTAATGAAGTAGTATTATTAAGTGATACAGGGAATAAAATTTGATCTAAAATTTGTAAATCTAAATTACTTACTGCAGTTGAAGCACTGACACTTGGAGTTTCAAATACAACATAGTTATATCCTGCATAAGGACTTGTAATATTAATTACTGTAGGATCAGGAGTTGCCTCACCATTAACAAATGTAACATTTATAGTAGTTGTAAAATTACCACCACCATCTACAAACTCATCGTTCAATGTATCTTTATCTGCAGTAGTTAATAATCTATTTGCATAGAAATAATCACCATCACTAATTAAACCATTAAAGTATTTTTGGTAGAAAGTTGAATACTTACCAACAACACCAATATTAGTATTTGCAGGTTCATCTTTAGTACGTAATTTATCACTACCTAAAATAAACTCATTATCGTTTTTATAGATTTTAAATACACCACCATTTGCACCAGAGATATAAGAAACATTTGATAATCCAGTTTTTAATACCAAAGATTTATTTTGTGTTGAAGAAGTTACTACTTCAGTAACTGTCATAGAAGCTAAACTTTTCTTAACTTCTTTACCAGAACCATCTACACTAATAATCATAGTTGCTTGATCTTTATAAGTACCTAAAAACTCAGTAATTTTATTAAACATTTTAAGTTTTCTAAACTGTACATAGTTTTTAACATCAGATCCTGCTGTTCCCCAGAACACCAATCTAACATCACCTTGTGAATAACCAACCTCGTTACTTAAATCATAAACATAATAATCATGTACTGTTGAATTAGTACCATAAGTTAAATCTTGGTATGGTGTTGTACCTGCTTGGAAATATACATCATCTCCATAACCAGGAATAACATATTCTTCTAGTGTAGGGTCTGATGCAATAGTAATCTCTTGAAATGATGCCGTTCCAGAGAAACCACCATTTATAACATTATATGAAATATAACCCAATACTATATCAGATGTTGATACACTTGGTCTAACATTTGGTGTATAACTAGTAACACTAGAGATAACTCCACTTGTATTTAATGTGAATACTGTTGAGTAAGTTGCTACAGACGTAGAGTATGTAAAGTCAGTAGATTTAACATTAAATGAATATGTACCATATGTAACAGGAATATACTGACCACCAATTACAGCGTAAGGACTTACATCAAATCCATTATCAATAAAGTTAGTTGAAGTATATTTAACATTTAATATAGATGATGTACCTGAACCAGTTTTTGTATGATTAAAATGTCCATCTGTATCTACATTAGCACCAGTAGCAAGATTGACACCAACTACGGCACCTTCTGTAAACCAAGCAGTTCTATTAGAGTGATGAACAACAACACCTGTTTCTTTTGGATTACCAAAAGCGTGTGGCATTTGACCTTCTAAACCACTATTATTATTTGATACTGTACCAAATAATGCAACAACGTTCCCTGGTAAATCCAAAGGAGTTGCAGTAAATGGAACTGATTCAATAATAGTTTCTTTATATGATAAGAAATCAATTTCTTTTTGTTGTGTTATTAATGGATTAGCAGAGTCAATTAAAGTACCACCGATAAGGTCAACTAAACCTGTATAGTAATCTTCTTCAACTAAATCAGCATTGAATGCACAATATAAACCAGTTGTATCAGTACCTCTGTTAATCGTAGTTTCAATAAAGATATTTCTTCCTTCTAAATCTCTAAAGTAAGGAATTAATGATAATCCTTCGTAATATGCTAACAAAGTAACATTTCTATCATTTGCAAAGTTTCTTAATTCACCTTTAATTAAACCATCAGAATTAAAATATTGACCCCATCTGTTATCTACAGCTAAGTTTCTGTAATCTGACCAGTCACCTGCGATTACAACCACGTCAACCATATAGTCAGATGCATAATCTGAAGCATTAACATAAGGTGGTAGTTTCTCAATAGAACCATACCATTCAAGTAATGTTCTATCAAATCCACTAACTTGTGTTTTAACAGCAAATACAGTAACGTATCTGTCTGATAAGTTAGTAAAGCTTAATGCTCTTTCTGCATAACCAGAGTTATTTTTTGTTAGATTAATGAAAGCCTCAGTATCTCTCTTCCAGAAACCAGTTGTATCAAAGAATCTTCTATAAGGACCTTCTCTTTTAATATCATTAAGATAACGTGCAGAAGAAGATAATGATTTATACTCAATAACATCTAATGTATCATCCGTTAATAACACGTTCATCGCAAAAACAGGAGATGATTCTAACATTTTAGAAACAGTTCTGTGGAAAAAAGATCCTTTTCTTTCCAAGTTTCTATCTAATTGACCATAAACCGCTTCTAAGTCGTTAACCGTTGTTAATCTAATCGGTGTATTAACAGGTCCTTTTTTAGAAACTCCTATTATAAGGTTAGTTATTCCTTCTACTGTAGGTGTGCTGAATACTGACTTGTCAATTTCTTCGATGAAGATACCAGGTCTTTTGTATTTTCCAATTTGAATTGCCATATTTTTATTTTAATTTTTTAGTTTAATGTATATATTAAAAGAAAAAAATCATATTTTTTCTATTTTTGATTAACATTAGATATTTTTGTGATATTTTCTTTCATATCCTTTTCAATTTTAGCTAAATTATCTTTGTGCTTCTTCTCAGCGAACGTAAAATCAGTCTTTGTTTTATTAACTTTCTGTACCAACTCTTGTATCTTTGTATTAACAGCTTGTTTTGTAGTAGCATCAGTAGATAATTTTAGCTCTTCTTGATAATTTTTATTTTCTTGTTCCATTTTTAATAAATCACTTTGCATTCTAGCTAAAGTTGAATATTCAACAAGAAATGGATTTCTATCAGGACCATTTTGAATTGCTTGATCTCCTAATATTCTAACCAATTCTCTTTCTAATTGAACTGAATCTTTAATGTTTTTGTAAACATTATCAATTTGAGGTCGTTTAGTTTTATAATCAGCTAGTTGTTTACTAAGAGTTTCCATACTTTGTTTATTCATCTTAATATCAACTGGATCAGTTTGTTCAATTGGAATACTTATACCATCTGCTTCTAAAAATAACTTATAATTCTTTAAATGTCTCATTATGATTTTTTAATTTGAATACCAGATTTAGAATTAACTGTTGTTTTACAAGGTTTATTACCTGCTTGTAAAATAAGATTAGCTAATTTTGGTTCAGTAGTATCATCAATAGTATAAATCTTTTTATTTTCTGTATAAACTAACCAATAAATCTCAGAAATACCTTTAAATACAGGTGAAGTTACTGTACCATCATTATCAACTGAAGAAACAGTTATTGTATTATTTGGTTTGAAAATGTTATCAAACTCATTTACCTTAACCATAGTATATTTAGGAGCTAGTGTACCATCATTTGCCAAATTCACAGGAAATGTTCCTTTGAGTATATCTTTTTGAGTTCCATTCATTCTATTCAAGTACTTATTTTTATAATAATTAATTAAGGTATATGACATATATATATTACCACCTGAAACTTCATGAATTAAAAATGTTCTTTGTTTAACTACATCATCTTCGTTTTTATAAGTAATTGTAAAAATTGTGTTTGCCTTTAAATCAACTCCTTTAAGAGCAGGATTAATTTTACCTAATTCTAAACTCAATTTCTGTTTAGAATTTTCTAATGTAGCAGCATCAGTAAGATCCTTCTCATCTAATGTTGCCATGGCACCCTCACCGTTTTTAGTTACTGCACCTTCTCCAAAATATGAATCAACAAATACTGCAACTTTACCTCTTTCAGATCCACTTTTATACAACTTCTCACCATCTAATATGTCATTTATAAATCTATTAAAGTTAATACCAGCATTATCTTTAATTTCCCAATCATCTGCTTTAGCAGGATTAGGATCAGGTACAGTTGGTAATCTTAACTTAGCATTCTTAGTAAAGAAAACTTGATACTTACGATTTTTTCTTATTTCATTAACACCTTCTTCCCAAGCATCAAATAATTTATTATTTCTATAAGGACCATTTCTACCACTATCACCACCATCACTTGAATTACCACCAAATGAAGTATATTCAGATAATGTATTTGTATCAACCTTCTCACTTCTTTTTGTAATTGTTTGAACTGTATATAATTTATAAGCTTTGATAAAAAGATTCATTATTTCAATAATAGGATCCATACTCATAATCACTTCACCACCCTCTTTCTTCTTGGTTTCTAATTCTTCTCTTAATTTAGTAATCTCTTCGTCAGTTGCAGTAAATGCTCTAACTTCTATACAAGTTTGATTAAAAAACTCTAAGATTTTTTTACTTTGATCACCACCTTCTTTACCTTGTGCATCATCACCTTCTTTACCTTGTGCATCACCACTTGCAGTACCACCTTGAGGAACAGCCGCAGTTGCACCAGGATTAGAATTTGGTGTTCCAGAAGGTAATATATTTTTTGCTTCTAAAAATGAAGAGTAATTAAATAAAGATTCCTTTTTAGCAGTAACTATAGGTACTTTATTTATCTCTAGTAAAGTAGTTACAAATGTTTGTAAAGGAACTTTTAAATCTCCTAAACCACCATATAAATTTTCTTTCTGAAATTGAAGAGCTCTTTTTGAAAATCTAGCAATTTTTTCAGCAATAATAACAATCTTATTTTTATCATTTAAAATTTCAATACCCTCGTTATAAAGTTTATCTTTTTCTTGTATTGTTGCTTTCTTATCACCAACCAAATATCTATTTACTTCATTATAAAGATTTTTTATAAGTTTTTTACTATCAGTATTATTTGAATTTGTTGCAATATCATTTATTAAAGTATAATCAACCGCTATACCTTTTTCTTTAGGTGAAATTAACACCTCAATATCCTTTTTCAATTTATTGAATGCTTGTGTTAGGTGATCTTCACCAACAACAGTTTTACCTCTATTTGCAGAACCACCAGTACCAAATGAATCAGCTGCCTCCATAAGAAGAACCATTCCAGAAGGAAGTGATTGATCATCTTTTGCATATGTACTTAGTTTAGGGTTTTTACTTCTAATAGTAGCAATATCTAATTTTTTAGGATTTTTAGTATTATCACTTTGAATTAGATTTAATTTATCACCATTTTTAGTAATATATGTTACTTTTGGTTTACCAGTTGTACCAGTTGATGCCCCAGTATTAACTTTTTTATAGTTAGCCAAAATTAAAGCAAGTGCTTTTAAATTCTTAACCATTAAACCATAACTATTTGCAACTATACCTTCTGCATCTGCATCACCAGAACCACTTTCAGAATTCTCTCCACTATCATCACCAGAACCTTCTTCATCTTTAAATTGATTTAAAAACTCTCTAAATTTTTTAAGTTCCTCTAATAAAACATCTTTCTTATCTAAATCCTTTACATTATTAACCACTTTGATTGCACCATCTGTTAATCCAATTAATTCAGATACTGGACGTCCATTCTCAACCGCAAATATCAACTCTTTAAAGAAAGAAGAAAGTGTTATTCTAAGTAATAATAATTGACTATCATCACCTAACGAGAAAACAGTAGATTGATCTACAAGATAATCAAATTGTTCTTGTAACCTTTCTATTAATTTTTTAATTTGTCCAACTTTTCTAGCAATTCTTGCTTTTCTAATAATATGATTAATCAAACGACCCAATAAAGAGTCATTCCAGCCAACGTCATTTGCAAATGGTCCACTGTTAAATTCGGCTTCTTCGTTTATTGACTTGATTTTATTTATAGAGTTAGAGTTTTTTTCTCTAAGAAAATCCTCTCTTTTATTCAAATATCTCATTATGATATAAAAAATTTTTTAGTATATATATAAAATAATAAGTATCAATTTTTGATATTTTAAAAATTATCAGTATATTTGTAAAAATAAAATAGAGTATGAGTTTATTTAATATTAATAAAGTAATCTGTCTTAACTTAAAGGCAATGGATCAAAGACAACTATTTATAGCATCAACTACACTTTCAATAGATTTTGAAATTCTTTTAAAATACAAGAATCAACGTTGCTTAAAATTATGGATTTGTCAAGAAACTGGTATGACTGTAGCAGTTGAACAACAAGATATAAATAAATTTACAGGTGAGCTACTTGATAAAGAGTTTTTCTTCTTCCCTGAAGTATGTCCTGTAACAAAAAAAGAGTATGATAGAGTATTTAGAATGAAACCGGTAGTAATTCCTAAAGTATCTAAGAATGATGATACTTTAAACTCTTATTTATTCTATATTGAAAAAGGATATGATATAAAAATGCCTTCTCTAGATAGAAAGATTGAACATATAAGAAATAACCAAGAAAAAAATACAGAGGTTGAACAAACTAAAGTAGTTAGCGAGGTTAAATCCAAAACTAAAAAACAAGTTAGTTTAGAAATCGATACAATCTTAGATAAAATAAACGAAAGTGGTATTGACTCTTTAACAAAAGAAGAAAAGGAATTTTTAGATAATTTATAAAACCAGGTAAATCACCTGGTTTTTTTTATATATACTCATATGAAAAACTTAAAATTATATGAGAACTTCTCCGGTAAAATAAAATATACTAGACCCGAAGATCTTGATACTCAAGAAGTTGTTGAACTAGTTGGTATTTTATTTGAATTAAAACCTACTCTACCAGACGACTTTCCAAAAAAAGATTTATCACAATTAATTAGAAATGAAGTATCTTATCTCTCAGATGATGATAGATTTAATATATTAGTTGGATTTAGTGAAAATGATATTTATGTAAATAAAGAAGGTGAATTAGTTACAGGTAAATACAAAACTATATTTAGAGTAAATATTAGTAGAACCGAAAAAGAAAGTTTTAAATTATCAGAAATTAAAGATTTTATTTTACTAACATCACAATTAGTTGAAAAAACTTATGATAAGGTTAAAATGTTAGCTAAAATAAAAGAAGAAAAAGTATCAATAGAAGAGTTTGAAGAATTATCAGATAATGATGAAGTTGAAGAAGTAACTTTTCTTATAAAAATATATTAATTATGAAGTATTTACAAACACACGAAGGATTTATCAATAAGGTTAAAACATTTATAAAAGATAAAATCAAAGAACAAGAACCCAATACCGAAAATAACCTAACTGGTTCAGAAGAAAAACAATCCAAATTTAAAGAGTTTATACTGGATTCTATTACTTATTTACAGGATGACTTTACTATAACTATATCATTTGTAGAAAGCTCATTTGAAAGAGGACATAGTGGTGAAACTATACATGGTGAGAGAAAAACAGAAGCTAGAATTAGAGTACAGAAACAAGTTAGACATGGTGATGAAGGTGGTATAGAAGAAACTAAATTTATTATTGATGATGTTAAAGATCAATTACTATTTATGGTAGATCGTGTTATGAAACATTATAATATATTAGATGTTTATTTTATTTATAAAGAACAAATGAAACTTATGTATGGAGATGATGAAGAAATACCTTTACCAAACATGAGAGATCTTACAACTGAAGGGAAGTCACATAAACTAAGTAAAGAAGATTTTGAAAAATTATCTTTTGATATAATAACTTCTGAAGTAAATGTTATATTCAAATTATTATAAAAAACCGAGAACTATCTCGGTTTTTTCATTTATTTTATTTTTTTTCAAAGTAAAATCTTCATTTTTAAGTAAAAATTAGAGAAAAAGAAAAAGAATGTCAGACGTTAAAAAATATATATACTCGTAAAAAGATTATTCAAAATGGGAATTAAAGAATTTAAGTATAACGATAAATCTATCACAACAAAATCAGAAATTTTAAAGAAATTAAAAGAACTGGGATTCAATTGGCTAATTGATTCTGAGGTTGAAGATGCTATTGTAGAAATTAAGAAAGATACTTTAATTTGGCACGAAGGTATTTATAAATTTGGTAATTGGAAATACGGCATATTTAAAAATGGTGGATTCTATGGAACGTGGGAGAATGGTATTTGGGAGAAAGGAGTCTTCAAAGGAACTTGGAAGAGTGGGTTAAACAAACCTATCTAGATAAAAATAATTAATTACTATGAAAAGAAAAAGAACTTTACTGAAAGAAATTGGAACTAAAATTATTTATGACAATAACACAATTATAATAAGCAGAGAAGGAAATGAATGGTTCTTTGAAATAGGAAAAGAGTTAACGACAGATTTAGGTGAGGCAGTTTCATTATTATTAAGAAATTGTGATGCAAATGATCCAATTTGGCAACTAGAAACTAGAGATATAGATACAGATAATGTATCACCAGAAAAAAGTTTATACTGGTTATCAGGTGGTGAAAGAGAATGGAAAACATTAGAACATTATAACAGACCTTGGTGTGATTGTTATTTAGAGTTTCAAGAAGAGTTTGGATTTTTAGTAATAAGTATAATAAATAGATCTAGAACACTGGAAGAAATGAGAAAACACTTTATAGAATACTTAAACTTACCAGTATTATATGATTTTGCACTAAGTAGAAAATTATTAAGATAAAAAATTAAAAACTCACTTTTTAGTGAGTTTTTTTATTTAATATATATAAAAAAATAAACTTTTATGAAATACATTAAAAAATATAATGAAGATTTTGAAAATATTGATGAAGGATTAAGATCAGTGGCAACCGGTATGGTTGCGGCACTTGGTCTATTATTTGGTTCTTGTACCTTTGTTGGTATAGAAGATAAAAATGGTAATGATATTGAAAATATAGATTATGCAAATAAAACATCTACTGGTACTATAAAAGATATAGAAAGACATAGTAAGGGTAAATTAAGAATTCAATTCATTGATAATAATGGCAATAAAATAGAAACTACTATATATCCAAATGGATTTTGGAGAGAAGATACACCAAAGGCAGGAGATAGTATAAAACTTGTATTTGACGAGAAAGGTAAATCTGCGGAAGTTTATTTAAAGGATGATTATGATAAAAAATCTCACAGACATCCAGGTGGATCATTCTGGTAATAAAAACAAAAACTCACTAATGAATGCACATTTCTTTGACCTTAACAGTTTAATTACTATGAATAGTAAAGTTTGGATAGTTAATAAACTAAATCCTAATAAACCTTTGTTAAGAATATCTAAATCAGAATTTAACCTTTTAAGAAAAGGTGTTTATAGAAAAGATAATATCAAATTTGATATGTCTGGGGAATCTTATTGGTTCAGTGAAGAACTTTTAAACAGAATTAAAATTAAAGCAAAAAATGCCAATGTAGATGTATCAGATTTAGCATTCTCAATGCAGGAATTTATGAGTAAAGACATAATTGATAATGGTGACTTTACAATACACTTAGAAAATATTAGACATCTTAAAAATAGTCAAGACGACATCTATGTTATTTGTTCTAAAAACTCTAAAAGAAGTTATGAATCACTAATTGAAAAGTTAGAAGAAAAATTATTAGACTTTGGATTAAAAATAAAGAACTTCTATTACATATCAGAAACATTCTATAACAGAGATAGAGACGATATAGTACACAAAAAAGTGAGATTGGTACTCCAACATATAATTGGTTTAAAAACCGCTGATACGAAGTTTACAGAAGAAGAAATAACTAAATATGATGAAGTTTCTTTATATGACGATGATCTTAATACAGTCAAACTAGCTAAAGGTGTAAATGATGTGCTTCAATTCTTAGTTAAGAACAGTGATGATGAAGTTAAAGAGAAAGTAAAAGAAGTACTTAAAATGGAAGAGTGTGAATTGATTATAAATCAAGTTACATTCAATAAGGTAAATACATTTATTACAACAAAAGTAGAGTTAAATCTACATAAAATTGTAAGAACCTTTGAAAATTTTAATTATAAAAAATAATATATAATGTATGAAAAACATTAAAACATTTGAATCATTCTCTCAAGGAGAAGAAATAAACGAATCACTAGGAGGAATAATAAAATCTATTTTATCATTTCCTATAACTATACTTGGATTATTAACAATGCAGTTTGTTGGTGGTAGAACCATTTCAAAGGTAATCAAAGAAAGACTTTTAGACATTTATGCAAATATTGATACTTTAATAACTACATTAGAAAATATTTCAAGAAAGAGAGATATTACTGATGTTGAAAGAAAAAAAGTTATTTCAAAATTGAAAGATTTAAAGAAAGTTAAAGAGAAATATCCAACTTTACAAATCTATAAACAAGAAGTAAGTAAAAAAGCTCCTTTATATAACTTTAAAAATAGAGATTATCTAAGAACTCAAATCTGGGATTATGAACCTAGACAAATGAGTGCGATGCAGGTGGTTGCCGAACTTACAAAAGTTTATGATCTAATAGAAAGACGTGATGTAACCGGAGAAGTTGCCGCACGTGAGCCTATTAGAACTGAGTTTCAAGATCGTCTAAATACATTACTAGCACAAGAACAAAATCCAAATGGTAGAAGATAAATAAAAAAAGACTAACAAATGTTAGTCTTTTTTTTATTTCTCATCTTTCTTACTCATCGCATTCTTAATCATTTCATTTAGATCTCGATTATTTGTAACCAAACCATCAGTAGATGTATCAGCTTGACTTTCTGCCTCAGCTTGTTTAACTTCAGGGTTTTCAATTTCGTTATAACCTAAGTCTTTTCTTAATGTTTTATAGAACTTCTCTAATTCAGTTCTTTGATTTGATAAAAACTTACCATTCTCTCTAATTTGACCAATTGTTTGATTGACAACTTCATGCATTCTTGCTGCGTTATCACCATTATCAACTTGTCTCAATTGAGATAGAAAGTTTTTTCTAGTCATCTTTGATAAGAAAATTGCTTCAGCGTAAACCATAGCGTCTTCTCTCATCTTATTTCTAATATAAGAATGTTCTTTTAATTTTGGTATATCACTTAGATATAAATCAACCAATGATTCTAATACATCCATTGATTGTTGTGTTGCCACAGTTAAATCAGCATCATAATCATATATCTCGATTTCACCTAAATCAGGTAAATCTTCTGGCTTGGCTAAGTGTAGAGAAATGTCGAATTCCGAGTTTTCTGACTGGATTTGATCGAATTCATCTTGTAGTCTAATTCTTTGTTCTTCACTTTTTGACATAAGTAAACGGTTTTTTACAATATATATAAAAAAAGTAAAGTCCAATTTATGGCAAAAGAAATAATAGAGAAACAAATGATATTTACCACTCGTCTGGTAGATGAAGCTTCTGATAAAATCAATGACGGTATCGTTATAAAAAGATACCAAAATCCTTGGTTAAAATCTGAGGTAGGTCTAAGAAGAGCAGGGGTTTCATTTAGAATGTCTCCAGAAGAACAAGCAGAGTATATTAAGTGTGCATTAGATGTACATTACTTTACAGAAACATATTGTAAAGTGAAAACTGAAGATGGTTCGATAAATAACATTAAACTAAGAGAATACCAAAAAGAAATATTAGATAACTTCGTTAATAGTAGATTTAATATTTTAATGGCTTCTCGTCAGGTTGGTAAAACAATCTCAGCATCAATCTTCATGTTGCATACTATCTTATTTAGCAATGATAAGAATATAATGATTGTTGCAAATAAAGGAGATACCGCAGTAGAGATTGTAGATAAAATTAAATCCATCTACTCATTACTACCATTCTTTTTAAAACCAGGTATTAAAACTTGGAATCAAAAGTCTCTAACATTTGAGAATGGATGTAGAATAAAAACATCTGCAAGATCTAAAACACCAGCAATCGGTTTTACCATTGACGTACTTTATCTTGATGAGTTTGCACACATTCCATCAAATATTATAGAACCTTACTATACAGCAGCTTATCCAACCGTGTCTGCAGTACAAAACTCAAAGATTATTATTACATCAACACCAAATGGTATGAATTTATTCCACAAGTTGTTAACCGATGCAGAGAGACCGGAAGGAGATCCACTTAAAAATAACTATAAACCTATGAGGGTTTACTGGCATCAAGTTCCCGGTAGATTTGTTACTTATCTAAGATTAAATAATCATAGATTATATGAACACGGTGTAACTAAAGAAGAAATATTTGAAGGTATTAAACAAAGATATCCAGAGAAAATAACTAAAACTCATATGGGATTCAATTCAGATTTCCAAAAAGATATTATATCAGTATTTAATAATGAACAATGTACTGATGAAGATGTTAAAAATCTAACTTTCATTGATTCAAAAGGATTTGAAGTTCCTTTAAGAGCTATTGGTGAGATGACAACTTGGAAAGAAGAAGCAGTAAAAGATATTGGTGGTGAAGATGCGTTTAACCAAGAATATGGATTACGTTTTATTAACTCAAGTAAATCGTTATTAAACGAAGCCATTATTGATAGTCTTTTAAATAATAAGAAAAATTATAAGTTTGAAGAGATTTTTGAATTTGAAAATAAACTAAGATTTAGCTATAAAGATTTGAGATGGGTTGATGATGATGAAATATTTCTACCTATTAATAGAAAAACTGAGAAGGTTATTATATCAGTCGATATATCTGAAGGATTAGGACAAGATTATTCTATTATGAACATATTTAAAATATCTAAAAAAGATATGGATTTAATTGAATCACAGAAAGCTTCCTATAAATCAGTTACCGACTTTATTAGATTGGAACAATTTGGTTTATTTAGAAGTAATTTAATCTCAGTTAAACAATTAGCTGAAATACTTTACATATTAGCCTTTGAATACTTCAATCCAGATAATGTTAAAATAGTTTTAGAGTTAAATAACTATGGTAATACCTTATTAGCTGAGTTACCACACGTTTTTGATGGTAATAATCAATATGGTTCATCTATTTTCTTTAGATATAAACATAGAGCAGATGCAACTGAAGAAAAAGTTGGATTAAAAGTAGGTGAGAATAAAAATATGATGGTTAAAGATTATCAAGATTTAATGATTTCTAAAGGATTCTCTATTAATAATGAAGAAACTGTTAGAGAGATTACAACATTTGTTAAACACACAACAACTGCTGGTAATACCAGGTATGCTGCTGATGTAGGACACGATGATTGTGTAATGACTATTGTTAATACAACTTCAATATTTTCAAAAAATGATTTTAAAGAAATGGTTGAAGATACTTTACAAAAAGATCCTACATTTAAGAACCATGTTGAAGATTGCTTAAAAAATCTTGAATATAGTGAAACTGTTGATTATTCACAATTATTAAGTGTTAGAAGAAAAGTTTTAGGTAGAAATAAAACTGTTAATGATGTTAATAGTACGGGTATAAACTGGTTTAATAGTGGTAGTAAATAAAAAAAGACATCATCAGATGTCTTTTTTTATTCATTCACTTCCATAGTGACTGAGAGTCCCGCCGATTTTAGTAAATTCTTCATTTCTGAAATGGTTTCTAAGTCACCATACTTAACATCACACTTACCATTATTGTGAACAATATGAGCACATTGTGTTGCTTGTTCATATTCATGCTTACATACTTTCATAAGACATTCAATAACCCAATCAAATGAGTTATAATCATCATTATGAAGTATTAGTTTGTAAGGTTTAGATAAAATCTCCTGTACTTTAGATTGTGTTTTTTTCTTAGTAATAGTTGGCATATCTTATTTGAATATTTTTGTTGTTTTGTTCTTTACGTCTATTATAGTAATTCGACAGTCAATTGTTTTAGCCCATTTCTCAAATTCCTCTAAATGCTCGTAACGGTCGTCATACATTATAAATTCTTGTGGATTAACCTTTGAAATCATTTTTTCAAATAATCTTCTTTTAAAGGTAAAAGTATCACCACCTGTGTTTAAATAAACTGCATCAAATGCTAAGTTCAGATTATCTAAAATTGCCTCTACCTCTGGTCTTAATTTCTCTATACGACCTGTTGCCAAAATAACATAATTATCTGGATCAGAAACTGCTTTTAAATATTCTTGGTAAACATAAGGATTTACCGTGACTGGAAAAATATCCATATCTAAACTTTCTGGTTTTGACCACCATCCTCTGTGAGGATATTCAACACCAAACTTATCTCTCCATATAACTTTTCCATCGTCATGTTTAACTGTGTTACATAAAGTATCATCAAAGTCAAAACATACTAATTTTTTTATTTCCATATTTTTTTATAATTTTATACAAAGATATATATAATTTTTTAATATATATAAAAAAATAAATAAAAGTATGAAAATTGATTTTAGAAAAATTGCTATTTTATTTTTACTAATATCTTCTACAGGGTTTGGACTTACTTGGTACTTAGGAGGATATGATTCTTCTAAAGAAAAAGTTAAAGAACTTGAAGAAAAATATAAAAAGTTAGAACAAGAAAAAGAAGCTGCTGAGGCAAAAGTTGCCGCTTGGAAAGAAATCTATGACCAAAAAGATGCGAAAGACAAAAAACTCGCAATTGAAGTAGGAAAAGCAAAAGCTGATGTTTTAATTGCAAAACAAAATGCAGAAAAAGCCAAAGCCGAGTTAACAGAATTAAAAGGTGGAATGGAAGAAACAAGAAAGGAAATTGAAGATATGAAAAATAATCCAAAAGTACTAACTGATGATGAACTTTTAGAAGATTTAATAAAAAATATAAAATAAGATATGAGAAAGTTATTTACAATATTAATGACATTGATTTTCACAACAATGTTTTCACAAGTTACACAAGAAATCAAATATCCAAGATTTGAAAAAGATTCACTTGGACAAAAAGTTATAGTTATGACTATACCACAAGCCATGAAACTTAATAATAATTCAAATATATTAGAAAAATTTGAAAAACTATCACAAGAAATGAAAGACTATGAAGATATGTGTATTAAAGTAGTTAATGAAAAAGATGAAGTAATTGCTAGATTAGATGTTACTATAACTAAATTAGACCAACAAATAATAGTAAAGGATGATAAAATCAAAGCTTTACAAGGTGAGATAATTGCTTGGATGGAAAAAAATAATGTATTAGAAAAACAATTAGCCAATAGACAACAAGTAATTGATGAAAAAGATAAACAATTATCAAGGTTAAAAACTAAGATGGTTGTAGGTGGAATTGGTGGTTCCGTAGTAATAGTTGGTTTATTATTGTCAGTATTAGGAGTTTTCTAAAAAAGTACAAAAAATGACTTTTTATACTTAATATATAAATCATATAAAAAATAAACAAAAACATGAAACACGTTAAAGCATTTGAAAAATTTCGTATTCAAAAAAATAGAGAAGAGATTATCAAAGAATCTGTTTTCCAAGTTAACGATCTTTATAAAGTAAAAACTATGATTGATTTACCTCAGTCTTTAATAAACGCTTATGTTAAAAAAGTAAAAGATACTACTGGTAAAAACTTACGTCAGTTCTTTGGAGACGTAGATATTGCTGAAGAGATAATTAAATATGTAACTACTACATTTTTAGATATTGATAAAATTCCTGGTGGTGCAATAATGGGTGGTCAAACTCAAGCTCAAACTCAAGGACAAGGGCAAGTACAAGTTCAAACTGAACCACAAGCACAAACTCAAGGACAAGCTGAACCACAAGCACAAGGTCAAGCACCTGTACAAGGAGAAGCTCAAGCACCTGCACAAGGTCAAACTCCAGAAGGAGAATTTGAAGAGCCACAAGCTCAAACTCCAGTTGAAGGACAAGCTCAAGAACCTGCACAAGGAGAAGTTCAAGAACCTGCACAAGGTCAAAAAGAAGAAGAGGAAGAAGAGGAAGAAGAATTACCACTTTAATCTTTAAATATAAAAAGAAAACCACTCAAATGAGTGGTTTTTTTATTTTATATACTTATTAAGAATAAAATCTCTACGTATCGTCATTAATAAATTAAACATATCTTCATCATCATTATTATAATACTTAATATGTTTATTGATAATATCTAAAGTTAAATCATGTTTATTATAATTTATCCAATCTTCTTTAATATAAAGTGGCATATTAGAAACATCACTAATCTTTTCTTTTTCTTCTTGAATGTAATAGTATAATTCGTCTTTCTCAAGTATAACAGATGTTAAACCCAATACCCAGTGATTACTATAGTCACTTAAAATAGAAACTATTTTAAAATCTCCAAAGTCTGAACTAAAAGAATTTAACTCAAGATTATTCATTATTATAATTATCTAAGAAGTTTCTTTCTTCTGGTGTAAGATTTTCTATACCAACAGAACTAATTCTATCTAATATTTCATCTATATTGAATTTAACCGAATTTCTTTTTTTGATTTTTTCAATATCAGACATTTCTTCTTTCAACCCTCTGAAATTACCTTTCTTTATATCCTCTACTTTAACACCAAACTTTTTCTCAAATTCATCACGAGAAAAAACCATTCCCATCACATTTACAACATCATTGATTTCATGCTTATAAAAAATTTCTACACCCATAATAATTTCCTCCACTAAAGTCTTTTCAGCAGAATCAGATGTATAAATACATTTATCTCCTTTAAATACCGCAATATCCTTTCTATCCATCAAATAAACAATATTTATCGAACCAAGATTCTCTAATTCAGTCATAACACTAACAGTATTATTGATACGGCTATTAAAACTCGTCTTATGTGTGTAAATATTATCCAATATTCCTTGAAAAATATCATTTATTTCTTTTTTATAATTTTTTTCATTATAAACATCAAGAATCTTTCTTAAAAGATTATTAAATAAATAACCTAATGCAAAGAAACCTAAAATAATTGCTATAATCGTAGCGTTACTATATACCATATACTGATTTTCTAATTTTTACTAATAAACTATTTATAAATTTTTCATCTACCTTTTCCGGTAAATTTGATTCTTTAAACAAAGTATCTACTTCTTTAATCTCACTTTCAACGTGGTCAATCAAAGTTTGTAAATCTACCTCACCTCTTCTAATTGCAAGAAGCTCTTGAGCATTTGATCTTCTAACAAGTATACCCTTACCCTCTGCAATTTCACGAGCCATGTCCATCAATCTACGACAATGTAACATGTTTTTCCCGTCAATTTGTTGACCGTGTGACTTAACATCAACCCATCTTTGAAGATTTCTCTTTTCTAACCATTCTTCATATTCTCTAAAGTCTTTACAGTGTTCAGAGTAACCATCTTTATTATAAATAATGTTACACAATGAGACTTCACCTTTTGGTATAGAAGACAATCTTAACTGATTTGAAATACCTAAATTAGGTGTTTCTAAACCTTCATCACCTACTTTTACAAGTCCTTTGTAAAAACCTGGTTTATCATTGTAGTAAACCGCATAAACGTCTTTAGCATGTGGAACATTTGTTAATCCAAACATTCTTATATCATATTTCCTACCAAATAGTTTATGTAAGAAATCACCTTTGTAATCAGAACCATATTTCGATTTCTTAAAAGGTATTGTTTTCTCACCATCAATAACATAACAGAAGTCAAGTAAGTCTTTACGAACTACTTTATCTTTCTCCCAGTTTTGTTTCTTGTTTTGACCTTTAGCTTTACCAATTTGAGCTCTAGCATAACCACCAAAAGAGTTTGCACAGATTTTAGTAATAAATTGGTCTCTATCTTCCAATATCAAATCAAAAATAGGATCTTTATAAATAATACAATCTTCTGGAGTATTAAGCAATTCCAAAACTGTTGGATTATTACTAGCCAACAATTCTAAAAATCTACGTATCTCATAGATTACAATATCATTATTATCATCATTTATTTGTTGTTTATATTTAAACCCCATAATATCATCCATTGGTTGTATAAATACACCTGCAAAGTCAGTATCGGATGTCTCTATGTTAGTTCCATAAGCATGTGAACCTCTAACCACCAAGAAAAGTGGTATAGCACCAGGAGATCTTTCATTTATAAGTTTTAGTAATTGTTCTTTCATTTCTATTATATAATTTTTACAAATATAGTGAAAAAAATCAAATGTTCAACTATTTAAACTTCTTTTTTAATTCACTTAAATCTAAGAGATACATATCTTTTGGATCAGTATCTTCTAGTATCTTAATCTCTTCTTTTTTAGCAGTGAAGTCCTGCTTCATTTTCTCAAATAACTCTTTTGTTAAAGAGTAAATTGACATTCTTAATAAGTAATCATATGAATCATCTATTTGTTCTAGTCCTAATGAATCAATACCGTTGATAATCTCATTTTTAGACACATTGTTTATTTTTAACTTCTCATCTAGAATAGCTTTAATAAATCTACCTCTATTACTTAATATCTTTAACTCTCTATTAAGTTTATCCAAAGTATGTTGTTTTCTTATATTATAGTATTCTAATCTAAATTTGGTAAAGTATTCTATAATTTCTTCTGATGTTTCAAATATTTTTAGTTTACCAAACTCATCCAATGTTGTAAATATCTCTGTTGACGATTCTTCTAACTTTAAAAGCTTTATTAAAGCAGTATCATCTAAACCCTCTAAAGCAGCTCTATTAAACTTTATTGTATAATCAACATTATCTTTACAATTATCATCATATGAAACTATATCTTTATTATCAACCAGTTTATCAAGTATTTCTTCATACTTTTCATACGTCATAGAAGGTGGTAACTCACTTATCTTAACCGTTGAAGTATTTACTTTTTGAAAACGACCTCTTATTATCCATCTTTTACTATTTTCTTTATCTTGTATGAATTCACCTGTAAACTCATTTAAAGACGGTTTAATACTAGATATTTTTTTACCTTCAATAACTCTAACACAACTATCAATAATGCTTTTAATGTCTCTATTTAGAACATTAGAAGCAAAACCAACTGCAATTCCTGAAGAACCATTTAATAGAACTGTCGGAATGATTGGTAAAAAGTATTTTGGTTCAATTGTTTCACCTTCTTCTTCTTTATAATCAAGTAAGTCAAAATCTTTATAAATCAATCTAAAGTTCTCACTTAATTTAGTTCCAATATATCTTGCCGCACCCGGTTGTGGAGAACGTAATGAACCAAATTGTCCATCTTCTTCAAGTAAGGCGGCATTATTTTTAAATTTTTGTGCCATTGTTACAATAGCATTTTCTAATGAAGTATTACCGTGGTGGTAAAAAGCATCAGACGCAACCTTACCTGCTAACTGGAATACTTTTATATTTTTCTCACTACCATTTCTCCAAATTTGATTGGAAATATGAATGATTTTTCTCTGTGTTGGTTTGAATCCATCAACAACAGATGGTATTGCTCTTCCTTCAATAGAGTACATTGCAAACTCTTTATACTCATTTGATAAGAAATCGGAAATCGTTTTTTCTGTCATCATAATTTTATATATAGTAAAAATTAATCTTTGTTTTTAGATAATGAATAAACTGAAAAAATATAACGACTTTTTAATCCTTGAAAATTATGATAAAAATATAAAAGCACAACTTATTAAAATGGGTGTGACTGATAAACAAGAATTAAAAAAACAAATTACTTTATCTAAACAAGGTCACTTAGGAGCTTATCTACACTCAAAAGGAGAGAAGTTTACTTTTGGTTTACTTAAAGCGATTTTTAAAGATGCAATTGATGCTAAAAAGAAAACTACATTAAAGAAAAATATATTTAATTTATTACCAATTGCAATTCCTTTATCACTAGCACCTTTCTTTCCTGTACTAGCAGTAGTAGGTACTATATTTGGATCTTCACGTATTGTACATAAAATATTTGATACTATATTTACTTACTTAGAACCACAATCTAAATATACAGACTTCTTAAAGAAAACTATCGATACTTATATGAAGTTACCAGAAGGAGAAGTTAATTTAAAAGATAGATTTTCAAGAGCATTTGTAGTATCTGATAGGTTAATCGAAGCACTTAAACCAGAAGTAGTAAATGAGTTTACAACATTTATTAGTGAGAAAATGAGTCAAGAAGACGATGATAAGGTTGTACCAGATCATTATATAGAAAATGAATTAAAAACATATCTTAATGATAATTTTGATATAGATCCTGAGATACCTTTAAAGAAAAATTAATCAATATAAACATTAAAGTCTTTTCCGGTAGAGAATACAAAATCACCATCAATTTCATCATTATTATATAATACTTTATAAATAATTCTAAAACCTTCTAATACTTTAATTTCTAAAGTAAGTAGTTCGGGATCAAAATTATCTACTTCAAAATCCCCCTCAAAGAATGTTCCTTTTTCGATAGATACACAAGTAATTGCAGAATTTTCTTCATCGGAATAAATTTCATTTGTTAACAATTCAGTAGTAACTAACTCATCACAAGGATTTTCATAAATAGTATTACCATCACCATCTATAACTTGAATAAGTGATTCTGCTAAATAAGCACCATAGCAATGAAAATTATCATCAATTTCATACCAACTAAAATCATCATCAATATACTGAGTAAAATACTCTTCTAATGAGTCGTAACTTTCATAAATTTGTTCAACCTTTTCATTTGTTAGAGTTCCCTGAGTAACTTCAGCACCATATCCGGAAATATAAACTTTTAATTTCATTTTAATTATATTAAATTATTTTTAGGAGTTGTTATTTAAAATATATACTAAATGGAACTATTATTAAAAAAACTGGGAATCGAAAAAGTCAAAGTTATGGATAATAATTTTGATGAAATTTATGAGAAATACACTCAAAAAGCCAAGGAACAAGGTTTCTATGGTGAACTTAAATTTATTAAAGAACACTCAAAAGTTATGATTTACGTTGTTGTTAACTAGATTTTTTAACAGATAAAATATAAATAGCTGTTAGAAATATTACAAACGAACTAAATATAGGAAATTGAACCTCACTGAAAAAATTCATATCAACTAATACACCTATTAGTAAAGAAACCACCATTAAAATATAAGCAAATACCTTCATATTTTTATATATTAATTTTAATATATACTAAGTTAAAAAAATATAAAACAAATGAAGAAATTATTATCAATTTTATTATTTATAACAACGTTCATGAGTTATTCTCAAGTTGTTAGAGATAGTGTGTTAGTTAAAACAGACATTTTTGAAATCAGTTATTCCGAAAAATTTGAACAACCATTAAGAGTTAAGTACCGTGTTCTTTGTCAAGAGGGTAAAGTTTCAAGACAAGGTATGGACTTCTATACCGAAAAAGGCTACAAAACATCAGATTCAAAAGATTATGAGAATAATATTTATGACAAAGGTCATTGTGCACCAGCAGCAGATTTCAATTGTGATAAAATAATGTTACTTAAAACATTTACTTATTTAAACTGTACTTTACAAGATCAATTCCTAAATAGAGGTACTTGGAGATTATTAGAATTACATGAAAGAGAATTAGCTAAAAAGTATATTGTTGATGTTGAAATAAAAATTATATTTTCAGATAAATCAATTAAACTACCAACCGGAGCAACAGTACCAGATGCCTTTATTAAAACAATAAAATATGATGGTAAAGTTGAGAAATATTACTTTATCAATGAGAAACCAAAATCTAATAACTACACACTTTACTTAGTAAAATAAAAAAGAGACTCAATATTGAGTCTCTTTTTTTATTCAAATTCAGATTTTAAAATCTTAACAACTTCTCTTATTGTTTCTTCTTCTAAATCTGTTTGTTTAACAAGTAAATTAAAGTCCGCCTTTAAAACACTTTTAGCTGTATCATAACCAACCTTTTTAAGTTCATCAATAATCCAACCGTCAATTTCATCTGAGAAATCTTCTAATAAGACATCTTCATTATGGTCAACGTCAGAGAATACATTTATTTTGTATCCAGTCAATTTACTAGCCAATTTAATGTTTAAACCACCTTTACCAATTGCTAAAGACATGGTATCAGAAGGAATAATAACACTTGCGGTTTTATTTTCTTCATTTATCTCAGCATTTGGTTTACTTTGTCCTAATGCCCTCATTATGTATAACGATTTATTAGTAGTATAAGTAATAACATCAATGTTTTCGTTATTTAACTCTCTTACGATAGAGTGAATTCTACTTCCTTTAACACCTACACAAGTTCCAACAGGATCAATTCTATCATCATAAGACTCAACTGCAACTTTTGCTTTAGAACCAGGTTCTCTAACAACAGCTTTAACTGTAATTAAACCGTCAAATACCTCAGGTATCTCAAGTTCAAATAATTTTTCTAAGAACTTGTTAGAAGTTCTTGATAAAATCATATAAAGTTTACCATTTTCAATAGAGACACTTTGTAACATAGCTCTAATTGAATCACCTTTTCTAAAGAAATCACCTGGAATTTGTTCTGTTTTAGGTAAAACAAATTCATTACCTTCATCATCAGTTACGATAACTTCTTTTCTTAAAATTTGGTAAACTTCACAAGTGAAAATTTCACCTTCTCTATCTTTATATTTTTTGTACAAAGATTCTTTACCTAAATCCATAATTTTAGATTTAAGTACTTGACGAATTGATGAAATTGAACGTCTACCAAAATCAACAATTTTAATTTCATCAGCAAATTCTTCACCAACTTCAAATCCATCTTCGATTCTATTTACATCAGTAAATTTAATATGAAAATTTTCATCAAATTCATCATAACTGTCATCAACAACAAGTCTATTTCTCCAAATTTCTAAATCTCCTTTATTAGGATTCACAATAATATCAAAATTTTCAGATGAACCATATTTTTTAACAATAATAGTTTTGAAAACTTCTTGCATTACTTTAATCATTGATTCTTTATCAATGTTTTTAACGTCTTTTAACTCTGAAAAAGACTCTATTAGATTTATATTATCCATAGTATTTATATTATATTTTTATTTGTATTCAAATAATACAATTATGTTTAAAATAAAAAAAGATGTATTAAACATCTTTTTCTTCTTTTTTTCTCTTCCACAACAACCAAAGCCATTGAAAAAGAGGGATAAAAATTGCACCCATAAACCACTCCCAGTTATTGAATACGAAGTCTTTTATACTAGAACCTAGATTAGACTTGACTTTTATCTTCCTTTCAAAGACGGTAATGTCTTTATAATAATCATTACCATCTTCTTTTATTCTAATTTTTACATTAAGTTTTAAATTATTTTCACCACCTTGTAAAGGACTTACACTCCAAGCCCATTCCGTATATCCTTCATCATCTATATTTTGAATATCAGTTGATAATGGAGTTATTTCAAAATCTTTTTTACTTGATAATAAACTGGCAGACATTACCGGGGAAACAGTAATTGACTCAACTTTAACTTCTTCTAAATTATCAGATATAGGTATTTCTCTATCACCGACCAATAAAACAGTTTTATCATTTTGTTTACTTATCCTAACCTTTACTGAATATTCTTCACCAACCTGCATTTCATTCGGCACAGAATAAGCTATTAAACCTCTTGGTCTAACTTCTTTAGGTTGAATTATCGGTGTCTCTTCTTTTATTTTAGTTTTGGTTTTAATATTTTTTGTAACTATAGGTTCTGTATCTTTTGGTGATCCAACAATTTCAATATCATCTTTTGTTCCGGAATACTTTTCATTTTCCTCAATATCAGGACAACCCATATTTTCTACTCTACCTTTTATATCAGGACATTTATCATACATATCATCAACACCATCTTCATCACTATCACAAAAAGTTTCTAAAGGTGGAGTCGGTACAACTGTATTCTTTGTAGTTTTACAAGAAAGTAACATAAATAAAAAAAGAAAGAATATATATCTCATAATCTATATATTCTTTCTTAAATCTTATTTTATTTTAAAACTTCATCAATTTTATAATCTCTAAAACTTTGAACATCAATGTCTGTAGCTTTTACTTCATAAAAACTTATACAAACCATCTTCATATATTGTTCAGTTTCTTCATCATTTGCATCGGGATGAAGAATGTTTTCTGTATCTCCCCAACCAACTTTTTTAATTGGTCCATACTTTTCAACTAAAGATTCATTGAATTTCTGATACTCGTCAACATCAACATCTAATATATCACCTAAATCATATGAATAATAACTAAGTGAAGTTGTTCTAAACTCCTGTTTATTTAATTCATTTACCTTTGTTTCTGCATCTTCTTTTGAGAAACAAATCAACTCTGGGCTTCCTCCACCACTCTCTGATTCTGAGTAGATATTATCATCATACTCATAACCTTTTTTTACAATTACGTGTGCTTTCATATTTTATTTTAATAAATCGTTAATTTTTTTATCTCTAATGTATTGTGTTCTTAAACCTGCTAATGACATATTCCAGTTATTTTTAATATCACTAATATGTGAGTTATTTAAAAAGTCTTCTTCAAATTTATCCATACTTAATGAAAAAGTTCTATCTCTTTCAAGTTTATAAATATAATCAAATTTATAATCTGGATAATCGTATGACAAATCATCAGTAACTATAATAACTGGTAAATCTGTTACTTCTCTTATAGAATCAAGTAAAAAATTAAATTTTCTATTTGACTCAACAATAATAATATCCACTCTAAATAAATTCTCAGATAAAATATCTGGTATTGAATCATAAGTAGTATAAGTACAAGAAGCACATTTAAGTTGTAGTGTGTCATTCTTATGAGTTAAAAACAAACAATTATGACCCATAAGATCATAATCGTCTATTAGTTTACTAACAACATATTTAGCTTTATCATTTAAGAAAAGATTTGTTTTACCAATGTCTAACATTTTTTAATATTTTTGTTCTATTTCTTTATATGAAAGAAAGATAAAAAAGGCAGCAAATATGGCTATAAGTATATTACTAGTCATAATTGACAAAATGAAAAGTAATCCACTTGCAACTATTGAAATATATCCATTGATTTTTCTTCCAATCGAAGGTTTAGTCATCCATTGACAAATTGCTTTACAAATTCTACCACCATCCATTGGATAAATAGGTAAAATATTAAATATAAATAAAAACATATTCACTTGTGAAAATATATCCAATCCTAAATAAGAACCAATAAACCACAATACTAAATTAGATAGTGGACCTGCAGCAACAATTAAGATTGTTTGATTATAAGGAGAATAAGTAGTATCAATCGCAGCGGCACCATTAAATACATCTAAATAAACATGTTCTACATAATGGTTAAATTTCTTAGCAACTGCGGTATGTGCCAATTCGTGTACTAAGACTGCAACAAAAATAGATAAGAACCAATCAATAGAGGTACTAAAATCATTTTGTAACATAAATAAAGGAAGTAAAATAAAGAACCAGTATTTTAAATAAACTGGAGTTCCCATAAAGTCAAATAACTTAAAAGCGTTTTTCATATATAATTTTTAGTTTAAAAAGCAAAGATATGGAAAAGTAAATGATATTAAAAAATTATTTTAAATAAACTTTTATACATTTTAAGTATATCAATTCAATAAACTTTTAAATTAAAAATATGACAGATTTTGGAAAAGATTTTAAAAAATACGCTTTAAGTGAAGGTATTTCTTCTATGAACCTACATTACTTCGAGAAAGGATTACTAGAAAATAGTATGACACCTTACATTCTTGAAGAAAGAGAAATGAGAGTAACGCAGATGGACATTTTTAGTAGACTTATGCGGGACCGTATATTATGGGTTGCCGGTGTAGTAAATACACAAATGTCAACTGTAGTTCAAGCTCAATTAATGTATTTAGACTCAGTTGAGACAAAAGATATTACAATGCACGTTGATTCACCGGGTGGTTCAGTTTTAGCTGGATTAGGTATGGTTGACGTAATGAGATATATCAACTCTGACGTAGCCACAATCAATACTGGTATGGCTGCTTCTATGGGTTCTATTCTTTTATCATCAGGAACTAAAGGAAAACGTTCTTCTTTGAACTTTTCCAAAGTAATGATTCACCAAGTTTCTTCTGGTGCATCAGGACACGTTGAAGATAATCGTATCTCCCAAATGGAATCAGAAAAATATAACTATATCTTATTCAAGATGCTTGCAGAGAATAGTGGTAGAGATTTTGATTATGTACTTGAAAGTGCAAGAAGAGACAAATGGTTAAACTCACAAGAAGCGTTAGATTTTGGATTTATTGATGAAATTATTATTACTGATAAAACAAAACCAATTTCTACTTATCTTGATGGATTTGATGATTACTATACAAAAGAAATCTTAAAGAAATAATTAAAACCCACTGAAAAGTGGGTTTTTTTATTTTAACTACATTCTGGACAATCAACTCGACCGTTACCATCACATATATCACAACGAACCATGCCACCACCTTGACACACACTACAAGCTTCACCACTAGCATCTCCACCCGATCCATCACAATTAGTACAATCTATTTCTTCTCTACCCTCACACTCTGGACAATCAACTCGACCGCTACCATCACATATATCACATCCTTCATGAGGACCACCATCAGTATCAGTTAGTTCAACACAACCATTTGCAGTTCTAATATAACGATTAGATATTACTCCAGTTTCTGGACTATAATATTTCATCGTGTCCATATAAGGATAAGGACTATACTCACCTTTCTTTAAAGTAATAACTACTTTTGAATCATGTTCATCCAATTCAATACCATTTTCAACAAGTGGTGTGGTTGAACTATAAGTTTGACTTTCTTTATGAAGATAACCTTTCGAATCACAATACTCTGTAAATAAAAGTATATCAGCAGTTCTAATTATATAGATTCTATCCATAATTCGTCTATCATTATCATCTAGCCAAAGAATGGCTCTTCCTGCGATTTTTGAAGAATCTTGTTCACTTAATAAAATAACCAACGATACCTTATCAGGATTATTAACATAAATATCAAAATAATCTTGACATCTACTGTGACGCATACAAGAACCACCTAAAGAACCGGATTCTGATTCATAATTATCCACTAAATAACAATGTTTTATATCTTCACCTTTAACTTCTTTAAATCTTGAAAATATATCTGTTTTCATCTGCATTACTTTCTTATATTGATCAACAAAACTTTCAATTTCTATATCTGTAAACTTCTCACCTAGTTTTGTCAAAAACGCTCTAACAAATCTACCAACATTTACATCAGTACTTCTTATCGAAGCATAGTCTGGTGTTAAATTACTTTTAGGTGTAAGTACATCAAAAATATCCTTTCCTGAACCAAATTGAAAAACAACCATAACATCACTATTATCATACATATATCTCCAAACACCACTAGGTGATATTTCATTTAATTCATCAACAGTCATTGTTCTTGTAATTATACCTTGTTCACCATTTCTAGGTTCAGCAAACCTGTTTATGATTCCTTTTGCAGCCTTAGATAAATTATCATAAACAGATCCTTTATTTAAAATCTTATATTTTACTTTATCTATTTTATCTTGTGGTTTAAAGAAAACACTATCTATCTTTTCTTTATTAATATCAATAAAGTTTCTATCAATATCTTTATCTTCACCTCTAAGTGAAATAAGTTTTTTTGCTATAGGAGATTCTATTTTATCTAAGACCTCCATAAAATTAGTAGTAAATACTATTTTAGCTTCTAAGAGTAATTGTAATTTACTTTCTGTTATATAATCGTAGTAGTTTGTAATCATTATCTATATATTAAATTGTATCATGAAAAAATCCCTCAATCGAGGGATTTTTTTTATCTATATTCTTCACAGTCTGTACAAGCTACTTCCTCATCACCATCACATTTTGAACAAGTTTTCTTACCTTCTCCACCACAAGTTGAACATTGTTGACCATCAATTTCTCCGTCACCATTACATTCAATACAAACTTCTTCTCCATCTCCATTACAAGTAGGACATTTCATAACTTCACTATCATCACAAGTTTTACAATCTGAATGACTCCATTCTCCACCAGTATCTTCTAAATAATAAAAGAAACCTTTAGGTTTTCTAGAATTTGTTATAATTCCAGTTGCTGGATAATAATACTTCAGAGTATCCATATAAGGGAAATTCTCATGATCTTTTTTCAATTGAACGTCAATAGATAGATTTTGATCTTGACCTTCTGGTCCAATACCTTCGATTCTTGCAGCACTATTATTGTTTGATTTATACCACCAACCATTTTCTTGTGCATATTGTCTAAACAATTCAACATCAGAATCATTATTTGTGTAGATTCTATCCATTACCTTTTTACCATCTAAAGTTTCCCAAAGAATAGCACGACCAATAATCATATCTTCATCTTCTGTAGCTTTAAAAATAACTAATGAAACAGTATCAATATTATCTGTATATGGTTCTAACCAACTCGAATCAGCTTCTGCCATACAAGAGTTAGCTAATGATCCACTCGCATCATAGTAATTATCATATTGATACTTATCATATATTCTTCTACCCTTAACTTCTTCAAAGAAAGAGAACTTATCATTAAATTTATCTATTTGAGCTTTATATAAATTAACAAATATTTCAATATCTCTCGCATTAAACTTAGCAGTATCATCATCTTTAGCAGCTAAAGTCAAAAGAGCATTCATTGATCTACCAACTCTAACATCTTGACGATTTTTTGACCAAACTAACTTACTTCTATCATCTACTGGTCTCAATTTTTCTAAGTTAAAAACTCCTTGTCCATTTGCAAATTTTAACCAAATCCAAGTTTTACCAGACTTTTCAGAAACTATCTTTTCAACAACTTCTCCTACTTCTGTTGAATCAGGTCTATAAACATCACCTTGTGGAACATATCCTAATATACCAAAAATTGCATTATTTGCTTCACCATGTGTTAACCAACCACCATTATTTCCTACAAAACGATATAATTCTTTTGGATCATTTAAAATTTCTTGAGCTTTTCTATCTGGAGTGAAATAAACATAGTCATTTCTTTTTGGATCTATATCAAAGTAGTTAGCCACTACTGGTAAATCTTTTTTCTCTAAACCTAAAATCTTTTTCGCAACTGGATTGTCTATTTTACCTAATACTTTCTTAAAGTTATCAGAAAACATAACATCAGATTCTAAAAGCATTTCAATCAACTGAGATTCTGTTATTAAATCATGTGATTCTGTTATAAAATCAATATATTTTTTTAACATTATTATAATATAATTTTTTAGTATATATTATTATTTCATTCTCAAAAATCAAACTTTAATAAAAAACCCATCTATTAAGATGGGTTTTGAAACATTCTTTGTATTTTTCTTTTTCTAATAATTTGTTTGATCTTATAATAACTCTTCTGAATAGAAGGATATAAAGAAGTAAAATCATAATTAGCTATTAATGGATTAGCAATCAAATTTTGATGTGGGTGTGGTGGGCTAACTTGTACCAAACCTTGACCTCTATAATTTATTCGATTGTTAATTAACTCTTGATATAATTTCTCTAATTCTTCATCCATTATTTTGTAGTTACTTTTCTGAACAAACTTAACATAAGATTATATGTTATTTTGAATTCTAGATTCAAAGAATTCCAATCCCATTTAGAATCCTTTCTTTGATAAGCAGGTAATGCTTGAAATATTAATCTATTCCAAATAAAATTAGCCGCAGTAAAGTCAGTAATTTTACCACTTCGTGCAATTTGTGATGCAAACATAGGTATTCTAATTGAATGAAAGAATGATTTTATCGCAGTACGATACTCACCTTCAATCAATAATTTTTTCTTACACTTTATCCATGAGTTAGAACTAACGTGTGAAGTTGCGTGTCTTAACTTAGGTAAGTTTATCTGAAAATCAAATTTTTTATCTTCTTTTAAGATAGCCCACTCTGGTGCAAAGATACATTCAAGGTTATTCATACGATGCCACTCTAAATCTTTTTGAAATCTATCTGGTGTATAAACATGAATGTTATATCTTATATTACGAGTTTGTAAATTATATGAATATTCATCTTTAACTGTTTTATTTAACTCAACTGCTTCAACCGAGTTATTTGCTACCATTATAATATCCCAGTCAGAATTTGCATCATAAGTACCATATACTTGTGAACCAAAAATATAAACATTAAATACACGACTTGGATGTATTCCTGCTATTTTAATTATATCATCTACTTTAGGAACCCATCTAAATGTTGCGGGTAGTAATTTTACCATATTATTTTATTTTAATAATTTCTTTAATTTATCTTCTCTTATTTGAGACTTTGTTTTATAGTAATCTTTCGACTCTAAATAATTTACTGTAATGATTATCTCACCATTGCCTTTCTTTAACATCAAAGACCAATCATCATCGGTTTCTTTTAGATGTATAATTTTTAATTCTGTACCTTTCTCAATGAAAACTGTATTAGGTTTACTTGTATGACTTTGAACATGATAACTTTTTAATGAACCATCCCAATAAAAGTCTTTAGTTGTCACTATAATTTCATCTTTTTGTGGCACATGATATACTGATTTATCTAATTTCCACTGACCACCCAAAATCTTTGCTTTTACAAAAACTATATAGAAACATATAAGTGAAAGTAAACCAATACCATAGAAGGTAAAAGGTTTAAATTGTATCATAATAGTTGAGGTAGCAACAAATAATAGAATTAATAATGTATTTCTATCTTTAGATAACCACTTATCAAATAAGTATAATTTGTTTTTTAACATGCTAGATATAATGTACATTCGTTACTATTTAATACTTTATTTATTTGTTCTTGTCTTTTATAAGTTTTCATTATATTAGAGATCTTATGATAGTAAGTTCTTAAACTATCTCTTGTTTGCTCACTTCTCCAACGAATACTATTATCATATAGATACTCTATCTCGTCAAGAATATCTTGATAAGTCATAATAGGTTTAGAATAGTTATCTCTAATTAAAACAATAGATTGTGTGTTTGGATCTGAATAAAATGAACTCACATCTTCACATAACATATCATCACAATCAGTGATGAAAGGGAAATTCATCTTTCTTTCTATTACTTTAAAGGCAATGCCATGTCGTTGTATAATTTCCATTTCACAAAGATAGTATAATTTTTTCTATTTATTTTATTTTTTCTTTCAATTATTTTTTGTACTTTTGTAAAACAAATGGTGAAAAATTAGTTATAATTAAGTCTAACGAAATAAAACAAATAAAGAAAAATAAGTATAATATATTCAAATATATAACGGTCCCATAGCTCAGCTGGTTAGAGCAAAAAACTCATAATTTTGAGGCCGGGGGTTCAAATCCCTCTGGGACCACATTAAAAATACAAAATAACAATGGAATTAAACGAAATTAAAAAAGATTTGTATAAATCTAAAGCAATGGCAAAATTAAGTCACTATGTTAGTGGTAACCTTTACTATACAGTAGAGTTAGCTGACGGTGTTTATCAATTTCCTATTGCAACAGTCGAAACATCAGTTGTTTATCTCAATCCTGAAAATGAAGGTGTATATGACGATGAACCAACAATCGAAACATTACAATTATCTTCTGACTTAGGCACAACTACATTCGAGTCAGAAATGAAAGGTTCAGATTTAAACAGGTGGATCTCCAAAGCGGTAAGTAATGGTGAATTTACAAAAATTCGTGAAGTTGTGGTTAGTGAGTAACACAACTTCTAAATAAAAAGTCCTTGAAAAAGGACTTTTTTATTTTATTTTTAGATTATCAAGGTCTTTAATAATATCATCAATATACTTATTATATTTAGTTACATTTACATTTCTTTTTATAGAACTCTCAAAAAATCTTTCTATATCTTCAACTTTATCCTTTATTTCTTCTACTTTATTTGATATAAAAGGCATTCTTATATCCTCTCTTTCGTAACTATCAAAGAATTCAGGAAATCTAGAAATTGCCATTTTAGCACTTTCTACTTCTTTACCTGGTTCACATTTTACTAAAAATCCACCATCATAAGGTTCACCTATCAATTTAAGACCTACTCTTCTTAGTAATTTCTCTGCAAAGTCATAGTCAACATCTTTATTCTTTACATTATCTGACCAGATAATTATTTCACCTTTTTGATATACTGGTGATCTTAATGACATTTTGTCTAATGTAGTAACATCTACTGTTTCATCAGTGTTTCTAGTTCTATAATCTGAACCACTTTGATGTGCAGGAACTATACCTTCAAATAATTTTATGTATTTCATAAGAGTATATATTAAATTTTAAATCCGAAAATATATATATTTATTAGTTATATATCATGATGTTGCATGAAAGTGAATATATAGATAATGTGGTATGTTTATATTTTAGAGTGTAGTGATTTGACCCTTTATACCGGCATCAGTAATGACGTAGAAAAGAGAATTGATACGCATAATAAGAAGAAAGGAGCAAAGTACACCAAGACTAGAACTCCAGTAAAATTAGTTTATCAACAATCTTTTGAAACAAAATCTTTGGCAGCAAAAGAAGAATGGAGAATTAAACAACTAACAAGAAATCAAAAAATTCTTTTAATAAATCAAAATTAAGTTGTATATTTGCCATTATGAAAACGATATTTCTGGACATTGATGGAGTTTTAAACGTAGATTATGCAGATAGAGACCAATTTGGTCATATCTTCAGGGATGAATATGTACAGAATTTAAAGGAAGTTATCGAAAAAACAGGAGCAAAAATCGTTATCTCTTCAACTTGGAAAGATAAAGGAATAGAACGAATGTTGGCACTTTGGAAAGAACGTAATCTACCAGGTGAAATTATTGATGTAACACCAGATTGTGTAGATGTATGTGAAGCAACCGATATAATTTATTATGACCAAGTAAAAAGAGGTCACGAAATTAAACTTTGGTTAGATAGACATCCAGAAGTAAATCAATATGTTATCTTAGATGATATACAAGACTTCTTAGATGAGCAACAAGATTATTTTGTAAATTGTTCAACAGGAGAACCAGTAAAACCCTGGAAATTAGGAATACCAGGACTAAAAGAAGAATGTAAAATTAAAGCAATAAATATATTAAACATGAAAGATAAAATTGAATTCAGTGAGTTTTTAGATATTTCATCTAAATTAGAAATTAAACCAGGTACAATTACAAGTGTAACAGACGTACCTAAATCAGATAAACTTATTAAGTTAGAAGTTGATTTCGGAGAAGATACACTAAGAACCGTTGTTACAAACATTAAACCTACATTAGGTGAGAACTACGTAGATATGTTAACCGGTAAAACGGTTTTGTTTGTTACTAACTTAAAACCTGTTAAAATGATGGGTGTTGAGTCTACAGCGATGATTATGCCAGGTTTTTACGATGTGGATGGTAATGTAAATTTATCAATAATTAGTTCTAAACCAGGACTTTCAATATTGTAATGAAATTAGTTAAAGTAGGAGATTTAATTCATAATCACCTCGGTGGGAAATCTACCGAGGTTTCTTATGTTATGGTAGATATGGAAAATAAATACTATAAAAAAATACTAGATAATAAAGAATTTGTAGATAAATATTCTATACAAAAATGTAAAGGTATTGTTAATACAGAAAATGCAGAGGTTGATTTATTAGAAATTAATCAAATCGTTACAAGTAATAAAAATGTAGGAACTATGTCATTAAGAACAACATCAAAAATTATTGAGATTATTGATAATCTAATTATTACGGATTCAAACCTTTTTATAGTTGATGATATAAGTTTCTATAGAGATAAAATACTAACTAAATTAGGAATATGATAATAAGAACACAATCACAATATATTAGCTATAATCAAGCTACATTTGTAGTTCCTGCTTATAGTAAACTTTTAAATGTAAACTATGATAATGGACAATATACGATTCTATATGAATGTGATCCTGAACAAACAGAAAGCAAATCATTTATAATAGAACATTGGGAAAGTACATCTAATCCAAATGGAGAATATTATTCACCACCTGGTTCCAAATATTGGGGCACTGATAGACATATTCAACCAATATTATCATCAAACACAAATGGTATGGGTTCACATACAAATATTACATTAGATTTAATTAATAATACAAAATATTTTCATATCTTTGTACAAGAAATTTTATCTACAGCAGAATTAAGAGATAAGAAAATTGAAGAGATAATTTAATATATAAATTATGATAACAAAATTTAGTAGTATAGTGAACGAAAGTTCAACAGCAAAATTCAAAATAGGTATCGATATACACGGAGTAATCGATGCTCTTCCAGAGTTCTTTGTATTTTTAGCAGACTCTGTTATAAAAAATAATGGCGAAGTTCACATTATAACCGGTGGTGAATGGACAGAAAAATTAGAAAAACAACTAAGTGGTATCAACTATACTCATAAATTCTCAGTTTATGATCACTTATTAAAAACAGCAGAAACCTTAGGTGAAATAGAATTTCCAGATGGAACTATTCAGAAAAAATTTGATGATGTTTTATGGGATTCTACCAAAGCAGAGTATTGTAAAGAAAATAACATCAATCTTCATATTGATGATACTTTATGTTATAATGATTACTTTACTACACCATTTGCAAGATTATGGTCACACTCGAATCAATCTAAATCTTCACACAAAGATATTAGACATTTAGACTAAACATTTTTTAATTCTTTCATATAATTCACATATGGAAGAATTAAAAATTATAAGTCTATTCTCAGGGTATGGTACCCAAGAACTAGCACTAAAGTATAGTGGTATTAAATACCGTAACGTCGCAAATTGTGACATTCTTAAATCAGCAAATGAAGCTTACGACTCACTACACACTACCGAACAAGGTAATTTAGGTGATGTATCAAAAGTTGATGAAAAAACATTCCCTCATTGTGATTTTTTAACTTATTCATTCCCTTGTCAAGATATATCTATATCTGGTGTACAACGTGGTATTGAAAAAGGAACTCGAAGTGGTTTATTGTACGAAGTTGAAAGAATCGTAGAACATAATAAACCAAAATATCTTTTAATGGAAAATGTTAAAAATCTAGTTTCCAAAAACCATATTAAAAAATTTAACGACTACATCGATAAACTTAACTCTTTAGGTTATGGTTCAGCTTGGATGGTACTTAATGGTGCTGACTTTGGTTGTCCTCAAAATCGTGAGAGAGTTTTTATGTTTTCAGTATTAGGAGAATCTTCTTTAGATGTTTCTAATAAAATGATGGGTGTTCATAAACACAAAAAAACTAGAGTTTCGATGAAACCATTTATTGATACAACTGCCGATAATAGTTTATTTATTACACCACCTTATGAAATCAATACACCTAGATTAAACTCAGTATGTAAGATGATTGCTCGTAGAAGTGATTTGAGGTATGACCAAGCTAGACGTATTTACTCAATTGACGGATGTTCACCTTGTTTAACTACATCAGGATCACCACAAATTATGTTAGATGATAAAACTATTAGAACTCTAACTGCAAGAGAAGGTTATCGTTTTATGGGGGTTAAAGATGCAGACATTGATAAGCTATTAACTACAAGTTTATCAACTAAACAACACGTAGCTTTGGCAGGAAACTCAATATGTGTTCCAGTAATGCAAGCGATCTTTGAACAATTTTTTACAGATTATATGAATTAAAAAAACCCACTTTCGAGTGGGTTCTTCATTTTCCTATTTTTAGTATTATTTTCCATTCACCAGTACTTGTTTGACCTGATATTGTGTAATCTTTAAGTCCTTCCATTCTTACAAATCTAAGTAATTTACTTAATCTAGTATTATATAGCTCTTCTGGCTTACCGTTCTCAGTAAACTCAAGTAAGTATTCCATGAATACATCTTTATTTTCGTTAAATCTTTTCAAGTACCTCATATAATTTTCGTTATCCTATATATAAATAAAATATATGAAAAATTGAACTTTTTAAGATTTAGTATCATTTTTCTTTAAAAAATCAATAATTATTCTTTCAAATAGTTTATTTTTATCATAACCTACCTCATCTAGATGTTCTTTATAACGTTTTATAATTTCATCATCTAATATTAGATATAAATTTGCTCTTTCCATATATTTATATATATAATAAAAATAGATAAAAGTTATGATGTTTAAAATAGTTAATCAATCATTATACTTATGTGATTCAATTGGTAATCTTGGAAGAAGAATATCTGAAAATGTTGCCTTTGGTACATACGACGAATCACAAAAGATCTTTTTAATAACTAAAGTAAATGGAAGTTTAGAAACTAAAGATATAATGGGTAACCCAATAAGAACACTATCTCAAGGTGTATTAGAAGCTAGGTTCTCAGGAACAGATATTCTAGTTCGTAAAAGAGATGGTAAGAATCTTATAATAGATAAAATGGGTAATATCAAAAGATATTTTTAAATTATTCTTAAATATCTCGGTGTATCATTAAAAAGCTCTGTTTGAATAGAAAGAGCATATCTCATAATACCAGTAATTGCTATATTTGCATCAGTAGGTTCTACCGATTGAATAGTTGCAATCGCAACTAATAACTGAAGAGATTGTAGTTTGGATATTAATCTATTTTTAATATTACTTACCGTACTTCCTTCTACCAAATCACTATACATTTTATTAGCACCACCACTTTTAGTTCTTGTTGGTACTTGTGTTATATCGGGTACTAAGTCTAATAAATTACTATGTGTAGATAAAATCATTTCTCTTAATTCATCTTCACTCTTTGTACTTAGGTTAGAATATAAATCAAGTGTTAAATCATATAGTTCAACAAAACCATTCTTCTCAAAAAATGAAATAATTGATTTTAATGCTATCTTACCGTGTCTTGAAGACCTTCCTAAAATATCACCATCAATATTTCTAGCTTTACCAGTATCAGATGAGTCAAAAATTATATCTCTCGATGGTTGTTCTGGCTCTTCTTCACCATTAGGAGTCTCTGACATCCAAACAGATTTAACTTTTAGTTTTGATGCAATTCCTTTTAACGGATCATCAGTTATAACAAATTTATCAATTGTAAAATCTGGTAGTTTTTTTGTTTTTTCTTTATTAACAATAACTCTATCACCTTCATTAAGCTTTTTAAGTGATACCGGTATCAGTTCATTACTATCAAAATAACGATCTAGTAGTTTAACCAAACCTTCAATAGAAGTTTGTGCACTTATTTCTTTATTAATCGTAGGTAAAGATTTTTCAATAACAATATAAACATCGGCTGGACAAAACTTAGAAAAATTAACATAAGATTTAGCAATCTTCTTTAATTCATTATACTTTTTGACTATATTTACAACCGGTGAAATAGGATCCTTATTTGACTCAAGGAAAACTAAGTACTTTCTAGCATTATTAACACGAGGGAAAATACCTTTAAAATTCATCAAAAGTTCAGGTACTCTAACGAAAGTATTTAACCAATCTCTATTAGTTGATAAACTATCTATCATTTCACGTGTTAAAGTAAACTTAGGATCCAAATAAATACCAATTCTTTTAAAAACTTTATCATCTTTATTAACATATTTTTCCCAAAAATCAATAACTCTATCCTTATCTACTATCTCACCTGGATATCTTAACTTAAAGGCTATAAATAAACATTGTATTGCTTCATATTGTCTTGTTAATACACCTGGTCCAACAGCACCAAATTCCGGAGTTTTTGTTACTTGATTAAGTTTAAAGTGTTTTTTACCAGAAATTAAAACATCATCATATCTATTATTTTTAATAAATACTTTTCTACCCTTATCCTTATCATACTTATCATTTGTACTAATTTCTTTAGCAGCAACAGCAGGTGTAACTTCTTTACCATCTACCTCTACTTTAGTTATATTTTTCTCACCGTTACCTTTAATTGATAATTTTACCGGTCTTTCTTTTAGTTTTTTAACTAACTTGTTACCACGTACCTCACCATCTCTTTCTTTTTCTAACTCACCTATAGTAAGTTCGATCTCTTCAAATAATTTTAAGTATTTCATATTTGTATATATTAAGTTTTTCAGCACAAAAAAATAATATATAGTAATATGAAGAATAAATTATCAAAATACGAAGAGTATCTTTTAGAAAAAGATATACAAATGTTGTTAGAAGCTAAAATTGTTTTTGATGACAAGTTTAATAACCTACTTAAAAGAATAAATACACCTGTTTCTAGAAATCTAAGAATGTTAAATGGTATAGACGTTGATACAAACTATAACTATATAACATTTGATTTAGAAAAAGAAGATAAGGTTTTCTTTATTCCAGACGATAAAGCTAAAAAAGTTGATGATCCTTACACATTAAAAAAATCTGATATGAATGTCGGTAGATTTGTAAGAGCAATTCTAACTAAAGCCGGTCGTGAAGTTGATAATAAAGAATTAGAAGACTTTGTAAATAAATATAAAGCCGCGATTTTAGTTGAGAAAGAAGCTTTTACAAGATTCGAAATAGTTAAAGGTAATGATATTAAACATTGGTATAATCATAGTCAATACGAAAGAGAAATGGGAACATTAGGATCTTCTTGTATGAGATACTCAAAATGTAGAGACTTCTTAGAAATATACTCTAGTAATCCTGAAAGATGTTCTTTAATAATCTTAAAATCTAAAACAGATGATACTAAAATTACCGGTAGAGCTCTTCTTTGGTTAGATAACAAAGATAGACAATTTATGGACAGAATCTATATACAAGATTCTGCAGATACTCAACTATTTATAGATTTTGCAATCGATAATGGGTTCTATTATAAGAAAAATCAAACTTATCAAACAGGTGATCCAATTATGTTTAACGGACAAGAATTAACTAGAGAAGATAGTTGGATTTATATTACTTTAGACCACGGTGGAGATTTTAGTAAATATCCTTATATGGATACGATAAAGTATTACACTCCTCACTCTAGTTTACTAACAAACAACTGGTCAGATTCATATGAATATGAACTAACTGATACTGAAGGTGGTGATGGTTCTTGCTCAGAATGTGGTGGTACAGGTAGCAGGGAATGTGAAGACTGTGGTGGTTCTGCTGAATACAGATGTTGGAAATGTGATGGTAATGGAGAACAAGAATGTTCTGAGTGTGATGGGTATGGTGAGTATGATTGTGGTAGATGTGATGGAGATGGAACAGTAGATTGTAATCAGTGTGATGGTTATGCTAAAATAGATTGTCCTCAGTGTGATGCAAGTGGTGAGTTTGAAGGTTCATCTTGTGATAATTGTGAAGGTTCTGGTAAAATACCTTGTGATAATTGTGAAGATGGTCAAGTAGAATGTCCTAAATGCGATGGTAATTGTAAAGTAGAGTGTGATGATTGTAGTGGTCGCGGACTTGAAGAATGTACAAGATGTGATGGAGATGGAACAACTGAATGTCAAGAATGCGGGGGAGACGGTAGAGTTTCTTGTTATGAATGTAGTTAAACTTTTTAATTTTTTTTCATAAAAAGTTTATGATAACAATTATAGCAGCAGCCGGAGAAAACAATTCTTTAGGTAAAGACAATGACTTAGTTTGGCACTTACCAGACGATTTTAAAAGATTTAAAGAACTTACATCAGGTAATTATATACTTATGGGTAGAAAGACGTTTGAAACGTTCCCTAAACCTCTACCTAATAGAAAACACCTTATTATAACTCGACAAGATAACTATTCAGTACCTGAAAATTGTTTTGTATTTGATGCAATTCAATCAGCAATTGATTTTACAGACAATCAAGATATTTGGATAATTGGTGGTGGAGAAATCTATAAACAATCTATGGGAATTGCAGATAGAATTGAACTAACAAGAGTACATTCAGATTTTGAAGCAGATACTTTCTTTCCAGAAATTGGTGAAGAATGGGAATTAGTTTCAGAAGAATATCATCCATCAGATGAAAGACATAAGTATGACTTTACTTACTTAACATATGACAGAAAAAAATAAAGAAATAATTGTAAAAGATTATTTAACTAAACTTGAGAAAAATCACAGAATTATAATTAATGTTATAGATGATTATAGTAGTGAAAGAAAACCTTGGGTTAAAATTTACTATAGTGTTATAAAAACTGAAAATAAAATTCATACAAGAAATGATCGTGTATGGTCTGAAAAAGGAACCTTTAATAGTTTATTTGTTTCAGAAATTAGAGATCAAAAATTAAATGATTTAGGTATTTAACTACGTCTTCCGTAATTTATTACTTGTTGTTGAGTTCTCTTATCTTTATCAGAACTAGCAAAGTATTTAATTACATTAGGATCTTTGAAATTAGACATCAATTCTTTATTACTTAAACTAAAATCTCTAAGATCTAATCTTTTCATATGATGATAATCACCAACTATTCTTTTAATATTCAACTCTGGGTTTTCTTTGTATAACCAATAAGGAACTTTAACATAGAAGAAACCTTCTTTTTCAGGAACTTCTCCTAAAATAGCAATTTGTGAAGTCGGTAAAGTACCTTTGTGGAAAGTAACTGAATAAGGTCTGGCATTATCCATAAAAGTGGCCGTATCAGCAGCAAATTCTTTTATATTTAGAATTTCAATAGACTTTTCATTTTCTTTAGTTATGAAATAAGCAGCAATGATAGCTTTCTCATCTGATAAATAAGTAGCTTTATCAAAATCAAACTCAATATCGTCTCTATAAATATGTTTATCTAATGGTTTATACTCGTTATAAAATGTTTCTGGACTAATATGTCTCTTATATTCTGGATCGGATAAGTTATAATAACCAATATAACCATATTGATCTGGTCTCAATATAAATATCTTTTCACCTTTATCATTGATCCACTTAGTACCCTTTTCTGGTAAATCTTGTGTAGATTCAAATATTTTAAACTTTTGTATAAATCTCATTATAAAAATTACTTTTTTGTATATATTAAAAATTAAATGTAACTTTGTAGTATGAGAAATAAATTTGACCTTAGCCAACCCGTTTACCATAAGTCTTATGGTAAAATGTCTATACAACGTTATTTAGAAGCAAATCTGGATGAACCAGATACAGAAAATCAATATGATTGTGAGTATATGTGTGATAACATATCATCACATTGGAGAACCTCAAATGCTCGTCTTTTTAAAGAGTCTGAACTAATGTCCGAAGAAGATTACTTAGCTTGGGAATTATCAACTAAAAGAGAAGAAACATTAAAAAATATATTAAAAGAGGAATAATACTCTTTTAATATATAAATAATGAAAATAAAAATAATTCTATTTTTTATATCATTATTACTTATATCTTGCTCAAAATCACAAGATCAAAAATATACACAATATCCTTATAATTTCAGTCAGCAAGAAAATGCAGTAATGAATGTTACTAATGTTTATAGAAATCAAATAGGACTAGATACTTTAAAAACTATTGAACACATTGGATATATATGTAAAGAACACAATATTTATATGATTGAACAAGGTACAATGACACATGATCATTTTGAACAAAGATCAGATAACCTAATTAAAACATTACATGCGGAACATGTAGGTGAAGTTCTAGCTTATAATTATAGTAATCCACAATCTGTTTTAAATGCTTGGTTAAGTTCACCAGGACACAAAAAAATAATTGAAGGAGATTTTACTAACTTTGGTTTAGCCATACATACAAACTCTAATAATCGTAAATACTATACCTTTATTTTTGTTAAAATTTAAAGAAAAAAATTATCAAATATATAAAATAAACTTATAAAATGACAAACTCCACTCTAATCAATTGCAAGATTACTTATCAACAAGAATCAATTAAAAACACTTTAACAGCAATTTTTTATGAACATTCGAGGAATCAATTTATTAGATTATCAGGTAAAATATCAGCAGAACTAACACAGGATTTACATCACAAAAGTGCACATATTTCTCAATTAGATTTTTCTAACTTCAAAGAAGATATAGAACCAACAGAAGAAGAAATGGTACAGATTTACCAAGAACTTCTTTCAAATAAAAATTCTGGTAGTTCACTAAGATACAAAGTTTCTAAACTTGAAGATTTTGAAATAAAAGCATTTGAATTATTATCAGAAAAACTTACATCTTATCTTAGGAATGAAAAGTTAAATTCTATTGGAGTTTAATTTTTATTTTGTATATTTGTTCATATGGAAGATTTAGGAAATATGGAACACACAGAAGTTAGTAGAACACTAATAGACCAAATACTTGGTCGAAGAAAAGACATTGATAAAATTGTTAAAGTTAGAAAACAAATCATCAAAATTAAAAAAAGTTTTGAGGCGGCTAGACTATCTAGACGTGTAGGAACATTTGATAATGTATTTTACAAAATGTTTACTTTAAGTGGTGATAGTGTAATGGATGAAAACCTTGTTTATAACACACTTGGTGGTGATGTACTCTTAAAAAGACGAACTGATATAAGAGACGAGCTTGTTGAACTTTTGAAAGATGTTATTGATATATCAGATATACAAAAAGAAATTAGAGACGACAAACTTAAATCAATTGGTATATAATGGCAGATTATTCAAAGATAACTAATGAAACAAATGAAATAGTTTATAATGGACTATTTAAAAAAGGTATGATTTTTCAAGAAAGATTTAACTTTTGGTTAGGTATTTTAGACATAACCGATAGTGGAATAATTATCACATTAGAAGGTAATCGTATTAAAGATATGAAACTAAAGAAATATACTAGTGAAGAACTTAGTACATTTATGAAGTATAGTACAAAAGAGAATTGTTGGCTGGATTATCAAAGAACAGATGAAGATATAGTTAGAGATTGGTTTGTACAAAAAGCCGAAAACGATTCAATAGAAAATCGAAGAGATTTAAAGATTGATCTATTAACATAACTTCATAGTCAGGGAGGATGTAATTTTTATATATAGTATATGGAAAATAAATTTTATATCTATATCTACTTTGATAATAGAAAACCAGGTAAATTCAAATATGGAGATTATCAATTTGATTATGAACCAATATACATTGGAAAAGGAACAAATGATAGAGTTAAAAAACATCTTTATACATACAAAAATAGCAAAACACACTTTCATAATAAATTAAACCTAATTCTTAAAGAAGGTTATAAACCATTATATAAAATACTTATTGATAACCTATTAGAAAAGGACGCACATAATGAAGAAATAAGACTAATAAAAATTATTGGTAGAGAAATAAATGGTGGTCCTCTAAATAATCTTACTGATGGTGGAGAAGGTCAAACTGGATTTAAACATAGTGAGGAATCTAAAATAAAAACATCAAACTCTTTAAAAAATAATACTTTATTTCAGGAATATATGAAGAGTGAAGAGTATAGAAAAAAAATTAGTAATGGTCTAATGGGACATGAGGGATATGGTAAAGGAATACCTAGAACAGAAGAAGTTAAAAATAAAATAAGAGAAACTCTAAAAGGTCGACCAGGTAGAAAACATAACATTGAATCCATTGAAAAAATGAGTAACAATAATAAAGGTAAAGGTAATCCTAATTCAAAAGTTTATTTTATTGAAATAGATGATGAATTATTAGTATTTGAAAGTAGATCAGAATTAAAAAAATACCTTGAAAATTTTAATGTAGATAAAAATCTAAAAGGTCCAAATAGAGTTAGTTTAGATGGAATTTTAAATAAAGGTATTTCAAAAAACTTTAAACTGAAAAAAATTGAAAAATTAAAAGATTATCAAAAACAAAACTAACATTTTTGTATATATACATAGAATAATTTTTAGATAGTATTTTTGCTGTCTAAAAAAAAAATTATATATGTCAAAAACAAAAAGAACAAACATTCAAAACATTACTACCTACAACACGGCAGTAAATCTACTAAGAGAATTTTTTACAAAAAAAGGATTTGTAGAAATCGCAACAC